TATCCATTAAATTTGTTAAAATATTTTTTTTACTTTTAACTTTTTCCTCAAGTTTTGTGACGTTAGTGGTAAAAAGGTTGTCAATATCAACATATCTATTTTCCGATTTTAAATGTCCAATCCACATGTTGATTTCATCCAAGTCTGACTTTGTTATATTTTTTTTAATTGATTTAAATTCGGAAATACTTTCAGTTATAAAATCATTACCAACAGATTCTGATAAACCTTTTTTTGATGATAATTCATCATACATTAGGTACAACTTACTTAAATTTTTATTATTTAAAATTAATTGTTCGAAAACAAATAAATCCTTCTTCATTGTGTTATTGACATATGAGTGAACCAGTTTGTCCTCAATTTTTGTTTTTAATATACCAAATTCCATGATCTTTTTTAGTATAAATATTACCCATTTAACAATTTATCTAACTCTTCCGAAATTTCACCCAAAGAATTATTTTTATTGTGGTTAAAATACTCATCAAACGTTGTGTTATTATCCTCGAATAATAAACCTAATTTTCTTGGTGTTACCTCATCAGCTAACGGTTCTTCAGGTCCTGGAGGTGGTGGAGGTGGTGGTGGAGCTCCCCCACCTGGTGGAGGTGGTGATGATGGTCCACCAGCTGTTGGTGTTGTTGGTTGTGTACTACCGGTTACCGTTTTATATAACCTATCTACGTTATCGAATATTCCAGTCCTGGTAATAACCGTAGCGGTATTATCGAGTTCAGCTGAAATAGCTCTCTCCATTCTAATTTGATTAATGTCAAGTTTAATATCCTCATCAGACATACCAAGAATATGTTTCTTAGCCCACGTCGCTGACGTTGGTTGTATTGACTTAGGTATTTCACCCACACAATCTTTATAAAGTAACATTTTTTCTTTCCAAACCTCAACCATTAACAAGTCAGCTTGTTTAGATGGGTTTGTTAACCCTAATGTAAAGTTTTGTAATTCATCCTCAAATCCCATTAGGAATAAGTGAATAATAGCGATTTTATTTAATTCAGCTAAAATACTTTTTTGTATTTTATTTATTGTTCTAGCAAATCTAATATCCAGTAACGATAAATTTTTACCATCACCAACGACCTCCTCAAAACCTAAATAAGCTTTTGGTATTCTTAAAGCGGTAACCAATTTCTTTTGGATATACTCAATATCCGCGATTTCAGATAGGTTTGTACCACCTGGTAATGTTTCTATCGGCATTGTTTGGGCTGGATCTCTAACAGGAATAAAATAATCCTGATCGACCGCCATCTGATTAAATCGTAAGTCAACATTACCAGTTTTGTTGTCAACAACTTGGTCACGTTTAAATTTATTCGCTACACGTTGTACATAAGCTTCAACATCCTTATCGTCCATGTTACCAACATAAACTTTAAACACTCTACGTTCTGGTGCTCTCGATGTTCTATATATTAACATAGCGTCCTCAGCTAGTACAAGTTGTTTCCATATACGTCTCGCTTTCTCCAACATAGATGTACCGTATGGTAATTTTCTATCATCACCAAGTAATCTGAAGTGAGCTATTTCCCAAGTGTTGAATTCCATATCTTTCGCTTTCCAGTGAAATCTAACACCCTTAGCTTTTGGATCCGGTGAAGCGTTTATTGACATAGCTTCTGTACCCCTCTCCAAACGTTCAATCTCAATGTTTGGTAATTGTATACACCCAACAATACCCTTTTCTTGGTCCAATTTAAGGTACACAAAGTTATCACCATACTTACATGTATTTCTAATCCACATTTGTAGATTGGTATTAATGTCTAATGTGTTATTAAACAAATCGGCTAATATTCCCTTAATCCTTTTTGACTCGGAATAGATTTGTAATATGTGACCATCTTGATTTGGTGTTGTAGATTCCTCAGAATAGATATCCAAAGCGGTCGATATTTCTGGGGTGTATTCCATTGATTCGTAATCATAGAACGCCGCTATACGATTTGGTTCATAGTAAACCGCTTGGGTGTACAAATTATTTTCAACTTTTTGCCACTGACTGGATAAATAAAACGATTGTTGGAGTTGTAATTTTTCTCTTTCGTACGTTTCCTTGTCCGTGGTTTTTAATAGTTCTTTTTTATCGAATTTATATGACGGATAATCCATACCCAGTAAGGAGTTTGGTCCAAACGTTTTGGATAACTTCTGCCATATTGTTAAATTTTTATTTTGTTCCATGGTTATAATTTAAACATTTTTTAATAAATATAAATAATTCCTAAACACAAGGTCCAATCTCTGTAATGTTTAATCCCTTACACATGTAGTCAAAACCGGATGTTGAACAAATAGATACAGTATCAAACGGACCTACAGTATAAAATCCTCTATCACCAAAACAATCAATGTAGTAAACTTCACAAGGTGCTCCTAGTGGATTGTAAATCTCATATTCTATACATACACCAAGACCACATAATTCGTCACAAACACCATTATCAATTACCTCAACAATTGAACCTCTACACCCTGATGTTAGGATAAAACTACTCTGATCTTTTGTACACACATAGTTATCCCCCACGTTAAGAGTTACTTCATTATTATTGTCCTCACAATCCATATATCTTGCAACACACCTATCTTCACGACCACTAAAACTATAAATAAAATTATAACATTTACACTCTGGTAATCCACTTGGTGTTGGGGTCATTGTTGGGGTTACAGTAGGTGTTTGTGTTGGGGTTACAGTAGGTGTTTGTGTTGGGGTATTGGTCATTGTTGGGGTATTGGTCATTGTTGGGGTATTGGTCATTGTTGGGGTTGGTGTGTTAGTAGGTGTTGGAGTTGGTGTTGGAGTTGGTAATGGAATATCGTCATAATTATCTTTTTTTATCCCAGATTTACCGACGAAATTGTTATATTTTTTTATACTATAAACACCTTGACCAGGTACTATTAAACTAGACCCACCAAAATAATTACCAGAAACCCTACGTCTTACAAATCCCATATTAATAAATATTACCTACCACCAAATAACCAACCGTATTTAACATAGTCACTTTTGGAAGCTTCCGTTACTTGTCGACCATATCTGTCGTGTTTAACATTAACATTTGGTAATGTGGGATTAAAGTAGACCTCATTTGCCACCGTTTCGTTATGAGCCACTGACCACGAATCTAACATTTTTTTTGTGTGTTCAGTTACACGTTCTAATTTTGAAAATGATGATTCTCCGACATATATCGGCATTGATATCCCCATTATTAAATCATCATGTTGACCTTTCTGGTGATCTGGTCGACCATTTAAATAAATAAATGTGTTCATTTCATTGTATAACCTAACACTACGGATCTTAAACTTATGTCTAACATACTCCTCAAAAGCCGCGATAATCTGAACCCGTTTATTGTTAAAATTTATACCTGGGATCTTTTCACCAGCTTTTGGATTGTACGACCATATATTAGTACTATCTACACCATCAATGTACATATTTTTATAACCAAGTTCCTGCATTTTTCTTACCGTAGTAATACCCATACCACCTGTGATATCAACAACCACAAAACATGAATACATTGTCCCCCATTTATAAGCTATTTCAGCTAAAGTATCCGGTGGTATTTTACCAACATATTCCAATACTTGCTCACGTTCGTCAAAATCAATAATTTGTATTGAACTAAAGTCATCACTATCACCTCTGGATACATCAATACCCATAATATACTTGTGACCTTGTTCTGGTTCCTTCCAAATCCACAATGAATTACCCATAAGTTTAGTCACAGGTTCCATTATTGTATTTTCTTTAATATATTCTAATTGTTTTGAGTCAAATACGTTGTCCCCGGATCCAAGAAACTCACAATTTAACTCCTGATTTATTTTTCTCTTATCATATTTTAGTTTTTTAACCATCTTTTCATACCATGTTGAACATGGTTTATATCCTTGGTTAAATAATCCCTGTAACTCATTATAATCACGTTCATATGGATCTACATGTTCAAATGAAATATTCTTGGAATGATCCCTTTCCGACTTATTTAGTAAATAATCAACCATGTCATCTGTTGGTACCAAAAACAAATCTTTGGAATATCTGGGGTCTCTCCACCAGAACATCTCAGATATTTTAAACTGGTTCATCCCCTTAACCGCTTGGTTGTAGATTTCATAGTAAATTGGGTCAAATCCATTTGGTGTTGACACTACGATAACTTTACCACCCGTGGATAGTGAAGCCATACAAGCTGCCCAGAAATCCCCATCAGCTTCGATAAACGCGGCCTCATCAAATACAAGTATCGTGGGGGTATATCCACGTAACGCATCCCGGGATGTCGCAACCGCTTTAACTTCACATCCGTTTGTTAACTTATAATGTCTTTGTGAATTTTTGTCAGATGAAAATCCAGTCCCAACCCATTTCGGCCATTGGTCGATAAAAGATCTAATTTTATTAGCCATCTCCATGGACGTATCCAACTTGTTCGCGATTATTAGAATTTTTTCCGGTCTTTCCTTTTTAGCGAAAACCAATCTCTTTGAAACCCAAGCTGCGGTTACTGTTGATACACCAGCTTGACGATATTTAAGTGCGATATTCTCCTCATATTCCTCATAGTCGTTCAATAGTGAAACTTGGTCTGGGAATAACTCTAGAGGTACATATCTCGATACGGTATTGTCATATGTCTGTAAGTAGGTTCTTAACGCGTACGGTGTGTCTTTCATACATCGAACATACTCTAACATTAATTGTTCTTTTGATAAACTCATAAAGATATTTCTATATAAATATCAAAACCCCCAATTATTTCTAATGTGGGGGTTTCTACTGTTTTTATATTATGAACTTAATAAGTCATACCACCTTCTTCCTCCTCATCATACTCGTCATCATCGTCATCACCACCTTCTTTGTATTGTTTATACTGTTCTTTAGCTTGTTGTAAAATCTCAACAAACTTTCTAGAAGCTTTTTGATTGTCATCTCTATCATTGGATACCACATTAGATATGATGTCACGTAAGAATGATTCAGCTGGTACACTATATAAAATTTGTTCAAAAAATGGGTAATATTTTTTACCTTCAGGATCTGTTGTTAATTCATCCGGTAATAATAATCTTATTTTTCTAACTAATTCAGCACCAACACGGAAATTCATTGGTTCGTTTGTCATTGTGTCGGTTTGACCAATAACATCTTGAGCCATACCAAGATCCATATCAGTCCATTGAGCTCTTGACGTAACTATTGAAAACGTTTTAAATAATTCGTGTAGTAAAATTGGAAAGATTACACCGTTAGCGAAATATGTGTCGTTTTCTTCATTTTCTTCACCCCCACCTTCATCTTCATCCTCATCTTCATCACCATCCATTTTACCAGCGGATCCAGCTGCGTTACCACCTAGAGCTTCAATAAGATCCTCATCGGTGAAATACATTAAGTCATTAGCGGCCATAATTTTATTATACAATGGATATAAAGAAGGATCAATTTCATCCAATCTATCCTTATACATTTGATAAGCAAATTGACCACGTTTACCCTTACCCTGGATAATCGCGTTTATTACATTTCTTTTCTCAATCTCAAGTTGTCTTTGTTCATCCGGAGTTAACTCATCAATATCAAATGAGAAGTTTTTAGGTAATTCCAATTTTTTCATTTCTTTTGACTTCATCTGAAATTGATTCGGGTCAATTCTTTGTTCACCTAAAAATGTTAGTACGTTGATGAAATCAAACTTATAAACAACACCACCCTCTTTTCTTTCTTTGGATACAACGCCCTCTTCTACAGCTTCTTCCATTGTCATGTTTGACGGTATCCACCCTTCTTCCTTTGCCGCTATCTCCATAGCTAAATCTCTAAGTTCCTCCCTATAACTAGGTTCGATACCCATAACCTGTCTTACGGACATCATTTGTTCCATTTGGATCGCTCTTTTAACTTGTGGATTGGTTATGTTTTCTTGGGTACCGTAGTATCTTTTAACATAATCAACAATTTCTTTAAATCGTTTTTCTGTCATTTTCTCAACGTCACCAACACCACCTTTAAACCCTCTATTTTTAGCGTAAATTCCTTCAGGATCCTCGATTCTTTGTTGGGTCCTTGGGTGCATTCTTTCTGGGTAATCACCGTACTCCACGGGAGCCTCGTTTACTATTTTTCTTATTAATCTTTCTAAATTTCTATTTCCCATTACATTAAATTTAACGCTTGTTTTATTACTGAGATAAACTCATTCTTTTTTTCCTCCTTGCCTTTTTTAGCTTTTGGCTGTTCTTTTGGTCCAGGTCTTTTGAATGGGTTTTTATCTTTACCAGGTGATTTTGTTTTTTCTTTGGTTCCAGGTTTTACTGGAGCTGTTTCGGTGTTTTCTGACATTTCTTTACCCATACTAAATAATTTACCAATCGGTTTTTTCATAGTTTTCATTTCTTTACCTTCATCTTTTGAAAACATAGTCATTTTTTTTGGGTTTCTCAATATCATTGAGTCTTCTTTTTTTGTTTTTTCTAAAATAACCTTAATTAAATCACCTTTGGTCATTGATGGGTTTATGTGACCCTCAATTAATTTAACAATTTCATTTTCTAACTGTTCCTCAACCTTTGATTTTTCTTTTTTCTTATTATATTTTACAGTTTTTTCTGGGTGTTTCTTCTTTGGCATATCTTCATACTCTTTTTCAGTTGTACTATCTGAAAATTCTCTTGCCATATCACACCACTTCTTTTTTTCCTTACCTTTTGATTTGTTACATTTGGCCCAAAATAAACCTTGTTGAGCTTTTGATTCAAATCTCTCAGTAACTTCCCCCTCCATGGTTACGGATACACTACCATCTTGATTTAATTTTACAGCTTTACCACCAGGAAGTGACTCTCCTGATGATTTCGCACTACTAACTTCCCCAGGACTAAAGGTTCTAATTTTACTTACGGTATCAACAGCTTCATCTGTTTCTTGTTTTTTAAATTTCTCAGATAACGTTTTAATCTGAGACTCACTTAACCTTGAAACGGTTTCAATCTTTAACCCATTTTTAATTAAATTCATTATGTCTTTTTTAGTTCTCATACACCATTTTTTTTTCAAACTCTAATACGATATCTCTTTCGTATAATTTATCTTTTATTTCAGTTTCGGAATCACCAAATCTGAAAACCATTCTTTTTGTTATTGAAAAGTCTATATCCCCAGTTTCTTTTTCCCACCCAAGAGCTAAAACCCCATCCATTGAGTCAATAATGGAAAAAACATCAGAATCTTGAACTAATTCTAACGACACCTTTTCATTACTTAATACACCCACCTTCTTGATATATTCAATATCAGGTGGACTCGGGTATCCATTAGCTGGTTTTGATTCCCAGTTATCACCCCAAACCTCTAAGGTGTCCGAAAATATAAATTCATATATATTGTCACCCTTATAGTTTGGACCAAGTTTATTTATGTAAATTAAACAATTCATAGTACTTTACCGTCTGGTGTTATTTTATTCTCTTTTAACCCAGTTTTAAATAACAAATTACCTTTGCTTGTTGACCCAACTAAGAATGAATTTGGATTCTTTTCTAAAAATTTTAAAGCTGATCTTTCTTGTCTGATTGATTCAGAAAGATTAATAATTTTTTCTTTTGTTTTTGTTATTGATTTAGAATTTGAAATCTTAATTTCATTTTCGTCAATATGATTATTGATAACCTTATCAATTATTGATTCGTATATTGATTCATATTTTTCGTGAGGATATCTTCTAATCTTTTGTCTAGCTCCATGTTTCGGATAATCATCATCATCGTCATCATTGTCAAACTCATTCATTAGTTCGTTTGAATATGACCCACCCATGTAATCACTAAAAGCGTCAGCGTACGATCCATAGGTTTCTGCCATCTCACCAGATGGTTCCGCTGGTTCAGCTACATTCTCATCTCCATCCCCAAAGTCAATATCTTCATCATCACCAAAATCTTCATCTTCATCATCTTCCGTCCCTTCTAATCTAGATATAATTTCTTCAACATCATCCTCATCCAAGACTGATAGATCTAAAGATGATAATATGGAATTAATAATGTATTTAACATCATTTGAATCCATATCATCTTTTGATAAGTACGCTCTGATTTTTTGTGCTGATTTACCGATTAATTTTTGAATTAACTTCATTGAAACTTTTCCATCTTTCTTAGATCCTCCCATGTCATCGTCATACCCATCTGATGATGAGGATGATCCCATGTCGTCATATGTATCTGAAGCGTCTGAAGATTCACCACCATCCATAGGTGGTACATCACCTCCCTCCATAGGTGGTACATCACCACCTTCCATAGGTGGTACAGCTGGTGACACATCCCCACCCATAGGTGGTACGTCACCACCTTCCATTGGTGGTACAGATGGTGGAGTTACCGGTTCTGGTGAAGCTACTGGACCTTCAGGTGTGGTTGGTTCACTTACTGATGGTGTTTCAGTAGATTTTGTTTTTGGTAATTTTAGTTTAAACTTTTTTTTTTGCTCTGAAAATAGAGAAGTACCTTCGGAATTTTCGTGTAAAGTGTTAAATTCCTTAGCCATTAAATTTAATTTTTTAAGTGCTTGGGAGTATGAAGAATAGTATTTTCTATTTTTCATTGGTTCAATATAATCGGATACCGACTCATTAATCGATCTTTTTATAATGTATCCTTGTTTTTCTTTAACGATTTCGTAATGATTTCCGTCAGATAATGATATCCCATATTCTGTTGATTCACTCTCATTAAGTCTTGACGGTCTATTTTCATTATATCTAGCGATTTCCATAATACGCTTGATTTTATCCATACCCTCAAGTTTCTCACTTCCAATTGGTCTTAATCCTGACATAGTGTATTTTTTTAAATAATTATTTTTTCTTAATAAATATATCAATAAATAGTATTATCTATTTTAAATTATAAATTATTGATTCATCGATAATCTATCATCAAGTAAACCTATTGACGCGTCATGTAGTTTTTCAATATATCCGTTTCTTCTCAGTATTTTAAATACCAAGTTTTCAACAGAGTATTCACCACCAGACTCTAATCCAGATGTTCTATATTTCTTAAGTTTATCTTTATATTTTGATAGCAATTCCTTAGCTGTTTCGAGATCCTCATCCTCAATATTCTCAAGAACACCATCAATAATATCCATCCATTGTTTAGTTTTCCTCTTTAATAACCTACGATCAATATTAACACTTTCTTTTTTTGGTTTGTTTGACCAATCATCGTATAGTACAGAATAAACCCCACTACTAAAATGAGCCTCAACCTCATTTTGGACATATAACTCTACCTCATAACCAAATAGCTTTATGTCGTGTTTCTGATTAAATAGTATTTTTTTTAGGTTGAAGAACTTTTCATATAACTCAATCTGTTTTTCATTGTATTGTGAGAAATTAGCGACAACATGTAAATCAAAATCTGAATACCGGGACCAATTATAATTAGATAATGATCCTGTTAATATTATATCCGTCACCACAATGTCAACATCTAAAAATTCAATAAATTGGTGAGATATCTCCAATAATTTATCTCTAACATCACGTTTCATTTTTACAGTACCGTCAACCTTTTCCCAAATTTTGGGATTTAAAGATGTCTTAGGGATAAAACTACGTAATATTTTACTGTCCATTTTAATTATTGATTCAATAATAAATAGTTAAACTATATAAATTAGGTTAATTTTTGATACTTAAATGTTTTTGATATTTTACTATTAAAGAACGACCCCTGTGATGGTGACATTCTAAATTGTGTATATAATTGGTGTGGTACGTCGGAATACTGGTATTTCATCCCCCCTTTAAATTCAGCCACCAATGTTTTTGTTTCGGTATCATATTCTGTTTTAACTAAATTACTTGATTGTATTTCATTTATAATTTTAGTTCCGGATATTACTTCTTTTAATATTGCCATATTATCATTTTTTTAATAAATATCTTAATAAAAACATTATGTACTTTTAGTGTTTTATTTATTAAACTTATAAAAAATAATATTATGATTGAATATGTAGATGGTGATGATAAGAACAAGAAAAAATCCGAAAGTGGTACACCTGTTCTAGACAACTTCAGTAAAGATTTAATAAAACTAGCTGAACAAGGTAAGTTAGATCCAGTTATAGGTCGACAAAGTGAAATTTTTAGAATAGCTCAAATTTTATCAAGAAGAAAAAAGAATAACCCAATTATTATTGGTGAACCAGGAGCTGGAAAAACAGCTATTGTTGAGGGGTTAGCTATGATGATTCATAATGGTGAGTGTCCAAAAAATTTAATGGACAAACGAATAGTATCATTAGATATTAACTCTATTGTAGCTGGTACAAAATACCGTGGACAATTTGAGGAAAGAATGAAGGTAATTATCGAGGAATTACAAAACACAAACAATATAATCCTTTTTATTGATGAAATCCACACCATGGTTGGTGCTGGGAATAGCTCCGGATCCCTGGACGCTTCAAATATCTTTAAACCAGCGTTATCAAGGGGGGAGATTCAATGTATTGGAGCCACAACTCTAGATGAATATCGAAAACATTTTGAAAAAGACGGTGCTTTGGAGAGAAGATTCCAAAAAGTTATTGTTGACCCTTCATCAAAAGACGAAACATTTGAAATTTTAAAGAGGAGTAAGTCAAAATATGAAGAACACCACAAAGTACATTATTCCGATGAATCACTTTGGTTGTGTGTTGAGTTAGCTGACAGATATATCACCGATCGTGAGTTCCCGGATAAAGCTTTTGACATCCTGGATGAGGTTGGGTCAAGAATGCAGATAGACATTAAATTACCAGAAGTAATTGAAAAACTAAAACAGGAAGCTCAGGACATTAAAAAGGAAAAAGTTGATGTGATTAAAAAACAAAATTACGAACAAGCTGCTGAACTTAGGGATCGTGAAAGAAGCGTGGTATTAAAACTAGAGGATGAAAAGAAAAAATTTGAACTTGAGTTATTAAGTAGTAAACGTGGAATTCCGGAAGATTTGATTTATGAGGTGGTTTCTAATATGACTAAAATTCCGGTTAGTAAATTAAACGTTGATGAAAAAAACTCATTGGTTAGTTTGGAGTCTTCTTTAAATTTAAAGGTTATTGGACAAGAGGAAGCTGTATCTAAAATATCAAAATCTATCCGTAGAAACCGTATCGGAATTAAAGACCCGAATAGACCTATCGGTTCATTTATATTCTTAGGTTCTACTGGTGTTGGTAAAACATTTTTAGCTAAACAATTAGCTAAAGAAATATTTGGTAGTGAAGATAGTTTAATTCGTGTTGATATGTCTGAATACCAGGAAAAACACACAATTTCGAGGTTGATTGGATCACCTCCAGGATACGTTGGTCACGAAGAGGGGGGTCAATTAACAGAACAAGTTAAAAATAAACCATATTCTGTAATATTATTTGATGAAATTGAGAAAGCTAATAAAGACATATTCTCAACCCTATTACAAATGTTGGATGACGGTCACATAACAGATAGTTTAGGTAGAAAGATTAATTTTAAAAACTGTTTAATTATTATGACATCAAACATTGGTGTTAAAAAATTACAAGATTTTGGTACCGGTGTAGGGTTTAAAAGTAATATTAGTGAAACAATCCAGGAAGAACACAAACGTGACGTATTAAAAAAGGAATTGAGTAAGTTTTTCGCTCCCGAGTTTTTAAATAGGATTGACGATGTAATCATATTCAACTCACTTAAAAAAGATCATGTTGATAAAATTGTAAAACTTGAAATTGATAAGTTAATCGAGAGATTGAAGTCCATGAAATACAATTTTACGTATGAGAATTCTGTAACTGAGAAAATATCTGAGGTCGGGTTTGATGAACAATTCGGTGCTAGACCAATTAAACGAGCTATTCAGGATAAGATTGAGGATCTAATATCTGAGAAGATATTAACTGGTGATGTTACCGAGGATAGAGAGTATATGTTGTTTGTCAAAAAAGAAAACGATGAATTGGTAATTGATTTGGAAGAAAGGTCAAAACCAGAACCAAAAAAACGTGGTAGAAAGAAAAAGGAGGATTAATAACCCTCCTTTTTTTATTTAGTACTTTTCGTAACCAAGTTCATCTATCATTAACTGACCAACTTTAATACCGTTATATGTATCCTCCACAACCACGTATTCATTCCTTGTGTGATAATTATAATACCCAATCGATATATTGAAACATTGAATACCGAACATCGTTCTAATGGGGTATATATCGGTATATGGATGTTTGTGATATTTGGTATCCGACGGGAAATGTTCAGTAATTAGTCTACCACCAACCTCAAAGAATTTACTATCACGATCAAACATATTAATATTCATCAAAAACTCTGAAATCATATTGTTTTCCGGAGCGTCAAACTGAATTGAATACCCGACATTATCAAAAAACCCAGGATCAGCTTTGAAAGATCCCTTACACCCAGTCTCCTCAGACACAAAGAAAGCTGCTTTTACATTTGGTAGTTCCTTTAGTAATTCAAGACAAGCGTAAACACCACATTTGTCATCACCCCCAATTCCAGTCGGGTTCCCATCATCGTTATACGCTTTTAAGGACAATTTAACATTACCCTGTGCGTCAGGTAACATCTCCTCAACCACATTTATGGTCTCAATGTTATGTACGGTGTCTGTGTGGGATATTACACATGGGAAAAAACTAACCTCATCAGTTTTTTTTGTAGCGTAAATATTGTGAAACTCATCAACATAAAATGGTATATTGTTTTCGGTTAACCAATCACAAATAAATTTAACCATTTTTTCCTCCTGGTACGTTTTTGTTGGTACCGATAGAACGTCTTTTAATAACTGATAATTTCTTTCCATACAACAAATGTATGGGTTTTATATTTAATTACCAAATTAATTTAACACGTATGTTTTTTTAAATCCGGACCAATCCATGTAATAGTCATACATTTCCAGATCTATTGTGGTCATATTACGTTTTACTGTGATCACACCAACAGAACCGTCACTTAAATACCAATTCCTGGTAAAATATTTAGTCACAAGATCAGCGAATGTATTTTGACCAATTGATCTAACATCACCCGGGAGAATATTATCACCCTTAACATAACTAAAATCAAATTCGTAATCATTTTCACGACCCCAGAAATTTAATTTGAAGTATTCTGAGTCATTCTCAATTAAAACCTCTAAAAATTCTTTTGGTGTTTTGAATTTTTCAATTTCCCGACCACCATCATTGTATGAAGATTTTGTCTTTAATACTAATTTTTTTTCTTTTGGGTAAATAAAAAATACAACCTCATTATATGAGTAATTACCATAATCGTCACCCCCTAACGCACTTTTTGGTTCACCCTCAATATACTTAAATCTTTCTTCATTTGTCATTAAAGTTATATCAACCAAAAATTGTGTAAGGTTACCTGGTAATTTAAGACTTTTAGATTTAAGTCGTTGTCCTTTTTCGTTCAGACCATAGACATATCTCTCAACATCATCTATCTGTGGACCATCCAATAATATTGTGAAAGTTGACACGTCCCCCAGTGAACGACAAAATATGAATAAACCGTTTAATAAATTTCTTTCATTATTTTCCATAACTTTAATTTACTCTCATTAAACAGTTCATAATTATATAGGAATGAATTTAATTCATCCATTGTTAATTTACGATATTCTGGATCTCTTTCCCCAGTATCAATCGCGATTGTAGCTTTGTTTGTTGATCTATCAAGATCCGTAATTACGAATTTTTTATTTTCACTTTTTGGTATAGTTATCACGGTACCAAATCCACCGAGTTTTTGAATATAATCCAAATAATTACCATATTCTTCAAAATTCATAAACCCGAATTCTTCAGATTCTTGAATCTCATCAAGAATGTTATCAAATACATCCGAAATCCGATCATTTAATTTTTCATAATCAAAATCAGGACACCCAACACTGTACTCAAGTTCTGACCAATCACCCCTATAATTCTTACCGTACTTATCAATCAATTTTGTCAATAGGTCTTTTACCGTCCCACCAATCATATTTAATTGTTTAAACCATGTCAATAACACAGAAATATTAACTTCATATTTGTAAGAGTGGTTTACTTCCTTAATCCCAAATTTCATAAATGGATTATCAAACTCAGAATTGATGGAGTCTTTAACATTGTCGTCAACACAATCTTGATAGTCCGACGCGTAATCGTAAATAAAATCATCGGAATATTTACCAAAAAATTGATCAAACACTTTAACTTTTTGACGTATATCTAAATTAATTGATTTTGGTGATACCAGTGAAAGTATTTCATTAAATTTTTCTTTGTTCACATCATTTAACGTACCATCAATAAAACTCCCATCTTCCCACTGTTCATCATACCAGTATCTATCAACATCCCTTTCTCTGTAATAACTATTAGCGTCTTTATAGTAATACCTATCCTCATTATCGATATTAAATACGTCTAAAAAATCATCACTCTCCTCAAATTTAATCGTTACAATACTAGATGAGGGTCTATCTTCTTTGTAATCAATATCACCAATCAATGGATCAAACCTATCATCCCACCGTGGTACTCTTTTACCGGACATAATCGACTTTAAATATTCGAATGTTTCACCACCTTTGAATATTTTATTAATGTTTTCTTTTAACTGGGGGTATTTTGAGATCACGTCCCTAACATCGGTAGCTTCTGATGACTTAAACCCGTCTGTCACATTTAATATCTTTGTCCCATCCCCATATTCTTTAAACATGAATATCTCAGATTCCGGATCCTTACCGACAATAAAATAAATGTCCTCACTAAATACCCCAAACTCAGTACTCACATCTGTTAAATCTTGAGTATCAAAATCCGGTAATAAATACCTAAGACCTTTTTTTGTCATAACGTCAATTAATCTGACACTATCATCTTCATAAATAACGTCCAGGTCTTCTTCGTATGGATTATAATTTTCTCCCATTATATAATAAAATACTTTTTTTACTAATTTTAACTTGTTATATAAGATAAATATATTTATACTTGTATATATGTAGGAATATACGTATATTTGTACATAGTTCTTTGATAATATGGGGGTGTTTATGGATTTGACAGGTATTGGCTGGAGAATAAGGGCATGTGGGGACTGAATTAATCCCCTTAAAAACTGATTCAGAAAACAACTGGCAATGTGCTAAACAAAATGGAAACTCTTGGTTTACTAAGAGGTTCTGAAGTTACTGTAGCTTAAGAAGTTTACGGAAACGGGGGGTCGGTGGACATACAACCTAGCAACAGAAGTCTTTACAAAGGTGGATCACGACTGAACCCAAAATCGAGTCGTCCATTGGTTGTTGATTAACGATGGTGAAGAACAAATTAACTATTTTGGGGTATTAGAAAATACCAACCTAAACATGTAGTCCTTACCTTACGGGGTATTATGGACGAGGGTTCGAGACCCTCCACCTCCACCACTTAACCTCATTACACTTGTGATGAGGTTTTTTTATGCCAAATAAAAACCCCATTCAATTAAGAACGGGGTTTCATAATCCAGGTAAAACCTAAATTACTTAACAGTAACAGAATCTTTTACAGTTGATGTAGCTGTACTATCTGAAACTTCAGTGGTTGCGTCTTGAGTCGCGTTTCCAGTTGATGTGTTTTCACCACAAGATGTCATTAGAGAAATTGTCGTGAAAACCACGAAGGAAATTAAGAATAATCTTTTCATTTTTTTTTAATTAAGTTATTAGTTTATTATACATAATATATAGTGATTTTTTTTGTAAAAATCAAGTTTTCACATAAAAAAAAAGACAACTAATTGTTGTCTAAGTTATTTTTCCAGTAAAATTTAAAAAAAGGTTGAGATTACACCTGTTATTGAGAACCTTTGGAAGGATTATTGTTTCCCTTCGTATCCACCATCTTTTGAACGGTATTTCTCAGTGACGGTTATTTAAGTGAACCACTCTTTGAGGTTTGATCTACTCTCCTATTACTTAACTCTCTCCGAGAATGCCTTCCCAGTTGATCCTTGCGAGATTAGAGGTCTTTGGTAAAAATACACTCAGACTTGGGGTCTTTATGTGCAACGAACAACTCGTTACTAGGTAGTCACCTTTCGACCAAACCTGACGGACACTTTTCCTTTCTGTAGTTTAATAATAGATTTATTACTTTCCATAAAGTTTTTGTGTCGTGGATTGTGAAAGTAGTGGTCCGTCTCGAGATTCATTATCTTTTGGACAACGAAATACCCAACTACCCTCTGAAATGTCCCCATTTCCATACTTTAAGACTACTTCGAAACAAATCCCTTGGTAGAGATTTATTAAGGACAATTTCAGCACCACCTGTTTGTTGTCATACCTTTCGGTTTTAAGTATCCTTTAATATTGGAATACGTAATTGTAAATTTGGATAACCTACTTCTCACATAATTCCTACGGGTTATTCCTATTGGGGTTCCCCCCTCAATCAGATGACCCACATCACCTAATCATAAGATCACTTTCCCTACACCGTTGGCCTCGGTACTAAAGATCTTATGGTATCCCGCTTGTGTACTCGACCTCGATAATCCGAAGACTAACAAGACGCAAATCAATTTGACAGTTGACTCACTTTATCCCACTTTCGTGGTTTATTTAACGACTATACACAGCCAATTATCGTTTATCAGTTCCTGGTGTTTGTCCCGAAGGATCTAACCGTACTCCTGAACGGATAATTTCTTAATTTTCAAAGAACGTTTCGGTCATTTCCGAATTCTGATACAAATATAATATGAATTTTTCTTATTGTCAAGTATTTTTATAAATATTCACCAAAAAAATTCAAAAATTTTTCACCATGACTTATTTTACAGTGTTTTGTGAACTTAATATCCCTGGTTACACCGATCATATTCATTTTTGAATCAACTGAGGATGTACCAAAATAAACACCATCATGGTATGTATTATAATTATTATTTCTATTTGAAATTTTGTCCCAGAACAAAATAAAGTTATTTAACTTTTCGTTATTCTTAAAAATAACCCTAGTCTCATTCGGATTTGGTGACCTATCCAATTCTGGGTAATATAGATCTCCGAACTCATTGGTAACCTTGTCTTGGAAATGACTGTAGTTTCTCCTTAGATCACCTAATTGTGGATGTACGTGTGAGACGTAAGCTACATCAAAATCTCTCGAACAAAACTCAATAAAACTTTCATGGTCCCATCCGTCAATAAAACAATCACAATCATTATAGAATACCACGTCATATCCTAACTCTTTTGCTAGGAATATTGATTTTCTTTTTATGTGCATATTAAAAAGACCGGCGGAAACCACCGGTTCTTTAAATTTATCATCGTAATTAATTAGTTTAACCCTATCAGTGGACAAATCCTGTAACTGGTCCATCCTATTGGTTAATACGATAATATCGTAGTTGGTGAACTCAATATGTGAATTTATTAGATCACGACATTTTTCAGTATACCTAGACCCCTCTTTAGTCTCAACACACAGTGTTGTCACACATATGTTCATAATTAATATTTTTCTACGTATACATGTTCGGTACCATACTTAGTCGCTTGATTGTGAGCGAACTCAGCACTTGGTGTGTGGTACTTCATACCGTTAGATCCGAAATAGTAAAAAATAATGTTCTCAATGGCAACAGTTTCTTGTTCTGACATATTAATAAGTTTTAAATTTGATACAAATATAACTGATAAAAATTTAAAAACAAAATTTTATAATAATTTTTTAAGTATTTTTTTGATTTCGTTAACATTCTCAGTTACCTCAGAAGTTTCTTTGGGTGTCATCATTTTACCGAAAGACCCAAATAGATCAAAAAGAGTCGCGTTACCACCTTGGCCAAAAAATCCAGAATAAGCGTCATCGTAGGTTGACTTTGTATCCCCACTTGTGGATTCCCCACCTTCATCAGAAGATTCAGAAGCTTTACCGGAACCTTTTAATAATGTCCCATCTACCGACAAATACTCCTTAATATGTTTTTTATCGTCAATACCAATATGTACGTGGGTTATTGTAGGAGCTGAGTCCCACTCACTTATCTCACCAACTAAATCACCAACATTTATCTCATCACCAACATTTAGTTTCACATTTTTTAAGTGTGTGTAAAATGTATTTGGGTATCCTTCGGTTCCTGTAATTGACACCTGAGTACCAAAAACTTTACCGGTAGTTTTATTGGTTACTTTTACTTTTTTGACTTTACCAGGTAATATGGCGTAAACCTTTGTACCAGGTTTAGCAAATATATCCCAAGCGTTATCTGATTCCCAATTACCAAAAGCTCTAGCTCCATGGTTTTTTGGTCCATTCTCATAACCAGAATTCTTATTATCACCCCAACCAGGTTTAATGTCCCCAAAAATTTTAGGTAATGTTTTAGATACTACTTCATCACCCCCTTCAGTATCACCCCCTTCAGTATCACCTCCTTCAGTTTTATCATCGGATGTGGACTTACACAATTCTGGAATTCGACCAATTAAAGTCTCAAGTTTTGTTAAATCGGTTTTGTCTTCCGGATGACAAGTTAACATAGATTTAGCTGATTGTATACCATTTTTAGCTTCATCAATCTCACTTAATTTTGAACAAGCTTTATTTGGATCAATCGCTCTCAGGTCCTTCTCCTTATTTTCAATTTGAGTTTTAACAAACCCCGAATGTCTATTTTTTAAAGTTGACAATATTGATAACGCTTCGGTTTTGACCTTTGTTATCTCGTCAACTTTAGATTCGTTTAATAGATATTCTTTACCCTTTAAGAATTTAGTCTCAAGTAATAAATTAGATTTTGTTAAATTTTCACGTTTTGAGTTATGTCTCATTTGAATTGATATATCTTATAAATATATCATTGGGGTAAAAACCACTCCGGTTTGTTTCTATTTCTCCAGGTTGTAAAACCAGACTTAGCTCCTATGTAGTATTTACGATATGATTCAATTACGGAATCAACCTTATATTCATCTGGCATTGCTTTTGGTGGATCTGTAAACCCACTATCCGGAATACCTGGTTTATTAATTATACACCACTCAATAATCTCCTGGGATTTATGACGTTTACCGTATCTGTACGTGTACTCACGACATAGTTCTAATCCAAGATCACACAGATAAAAATAATTTGATAAACTTTCCCTAGACCATATAGCACACGGGTGATTTTTATGGGACAATTTATAGGGGATATCGTCAGTATTGTCTTTAGTCATGTGATGAACACCACATAGGAGTTGTGCGGTCTCCAAAATCATTTTTACCACATGTTTATCACAATGGTATGTAGCACATTTTTTTGTGTCGAAGTCTAAAAAGAAAATATTCATAAAACTAATTTACTGGATATAAACCAATAAAACAAATTTTATTAAATATTTTTTATATTAATTCTCAAGATGTGAGATCAGAACACCCCCAACGGATGTCGCGTGAACCTGAAGGTGATTAATACTTTCCATATCTAATTTAGATTTTTTCTTAGTGTAGTCCACACCAAGAATACCTATGAATTTTTCATCTATTGTTTTAATTGAGAATAGGTACCCGGACTTACACCCACTTTCTTCCGCTACATATTTTAATCCAAAAGTAGCTATGGTTTCATTTTTAAAGTCGGAAATTTCGATCGTATCGTTTTGTAGGAGTTCATTTATAGCTTTTGAAAACAGATTAACCGGAATATTATGGAAATTACTCTGTATTGACGTTGTCCCCAGATTAACGGTTTCGTATATTATTGAGAATTTAGCCATTGACTTACCGGTTGGGTAAAAATTTCCTCCGTTGTGGAATTGAGCTATCCAAACTCTGTCAGCGTGAAACTCTTCTTTTATATGTTCAATTTTTTGTGTTATTAATTCACTAACTCTGAGTGTATCTCTTACCATATCTGGTTTTTTCTTTCTTGATTCTAACCAATTTCTAACAAAAATTACTAAAATTGGTCCTAAAACACCGGTAATAAAAGCTACCGAAATCATCATGAAGTTCTCCATTTGTTTTTTATTTGATAAATATATTTAAGTGTGTAAAAATACGTATGTTTAAAAATAAAAAACCCCCATTTTAGGTGGGGGTTCACAAAAAATGTATTGGTTATTTTACTTTCTCAATAACAGACCAGATAGATCCCGCTAATGTTATTACACCACCGACAACTTCAGTTACGACTGTTTCATCAATAAGACCTCTCATTACCAAAATACCACCAACAAACGTTAACGCGTGTCTTACGATACCTAGTACTTGTTCTTTTGTTAATTTCATAAAATTTGTTTTTATAATGTTTATTTAAATATAAATATAAAAAAACTTAAAAAAATGTCAATCACTAATTGATTTGGTTACTTTACTGGATGTATACCGCTTGTCCAGATTCGGGTGAAGACGGTGAAGATGGTGGAGGAGGTACCGGTGTGTCATTAACCTCCGGAGTACTAATAGTTGATATTGTAAGTTTACCTTCTTTAGGTTTAAGTGCTAAAAAATAAAAAGTCGTTAAATCTTCAATTTCAAGTAACATTTTACTTTTTTTGAATATTTTTTCGGTAATTGTTAAAGTATCGCTATTATTTTCTTTGTCAATATCCGCTGTTGTTTTATTTAAATCGGACAGTAAGTTAAAATTTACGTATATTGTATCGGACTCACGTTTAGCAAATGAAAAATTAGAAAATAGTTGTTCAACGTTTTTACTTGATAATTCACCAATAAATATTCTACCTGTTAGGTACATATTAAGACTTTTGGCAACTTCAGTGGTATTTTTCTTAAATGTTGATGGTGTATACTGTCCCTTAGCGGTTAAAAAGTTAAAGTATGGGGAGGATATCTTACCTTCTTTAACCTTTGACATAAATTTATCTAGTAAACTTTTAGGATCATCCATAGGACCAGCTCCAATAGCGGTTCTAAGTACACTAAGTCTAGAAAATTGATCCTTATCATTTATTATGTAGTTTTTTTCGTAATCGTCTCTATTGTAATTGTCATGTGTTTTTAAATATATATTTTCACCATTAACCCTAAAATAAGAATCTATTATGTGACCCATTTCATGGTGGATAACATCGTACAAACTGTTTAAATAATTTTTACCATCATGTAATTGATAAACATTAATATTTATTACACCCCACTTATCACCTAAAAGTTTAACGTCACTCTCAACCGAAGGTACCATAACCCAAGCGATTGATTTTGGTTTTGGTGATTTTGAGGGATCTGTATAATAAGTTATTGGTTTACTTAGTAACTTATCTAAAAATGATGGTAACGTTTTGAGTAAACTTTTTTTGGTTATTTTCTTTTGTGTTTCTGGTTTATTATACCAGTTTTTGTATATCGTAACTGAATTTGATAATTGTAGTTTTGCCGCGTCCTGTATTGATTTTATAAGTACGTTATTTTCGGTTGGGAACGATGTGTTTATTTCATTCTTCACATTTACATTACAAAAATCACTGGAATCCCCAAAATTGTCGGTGGATCCACTGATCTGTTCACTCACTAAGTTTACGAGTTTATTTAATTGATATTCACTTATTATTATTTTTCCCATGAAGTTACTAATAACTATAAATATTAAATTAATTAAAAAGATTAACAGAACTTCCCTTTCTTTATTTTTTAATAATTTAACCTATAATTATATATAAATATATTATTATGGAAACATTAAAAAAAGGTAGCAAAGGAGAATCAGTAAAAGTATTACAGGAGTTCTTAAAAATAACTGTTGATGGTAACTTTGGTCCTAAAACTGAAAGTGCTGTTAAATCATACCAGAAAAAAAATGGACTGATCGTTGATGGAGTTGTTGGACCCAAAACTTGGGCACACATGGGTATTCTAACCACGGATAACGCTGAGAATAGTGAGGTAGTAAACGCTCTTCAAATTAAAAAATATTGGATGCCGGAAAATACATATTTTAAAGGTCCGGTACCCAAAAATTGGATATTTCTACACCACACAGCTGGTGGACCTAACCCATACCAGGTAGCTGATATGTGGGCTAGAGATAATCGTGGTAACGTAGCTACAGAATACATCTTAGGTGGTCAAAACGTATCAAACGGTAATAATAAATTTGATGGTGAACTAATCCAATGTTTTCCTGAAGGTGGGTATGGTTGGCATACCGGAACCGGTAATTCAGTAATGCACAGAAATTCAGTTGGTATTGAGGTTTGTAGTATGGGTCAAATTGTAAATGGTAAAACTTATGTGAATACCCCAGCTGACTCATCACAGATAATTAAATTGGCAAAACCATTTAGAGGGTACCAGTACTGGCACAACTATTCCGATAGTCAGATCATATCCTTAAAAAATTGGATATTATTTATTTCAAACAAATACAATATTGATCCTAGAGTTGGATTAGTTCAATGGGTTAAAGAGAAGGGTGCTGACGGGTTTGATGTTTTGGATTTAACAAAAGCTAATTCAACCCCAGGTATGTACTCACACACAAACGTGATTAGAGGTAAAGTGGACATGTACCCACATCCAGATTTAATTGATATGTTATTAAGTTTATAATTATGTGTTACACTAGAAGTCAAATAGAAACAGCTGTAAAATCAAAAGGATACGTTTGGTTTTCAGACCCCAATAAAAAAGGGTATGATGTGAACATAATTGGTGTTAGAAATAATTCACCAAGTGTCGCTGATAAAGTAACAAATGTTTTTGATGATTGTCTAACACTATCATTTTTTGACGAAAGGGGTGTTGAACAATTCTACTGTTGGATGGCAACAACTGATCCTGGTAAAAAGGGTGTACAACAATTTCATAATAAAAATGGTGTAGCTAGATTAATACCTGGACAATATAGGGGGGTATATTCTATAGACAAACATCAAGGTAAGTATGACGCTTTATGTCAAAGACTCGGAAATGTAAAGGTATTTAGAGATTCAAATAGAGATTTAGTTTTTGAGGAAGTTAAAATTGATACCGGTATGTTTGGTATTAATATTCACAAAGCTGGTCAAGACTCTACCTGGGTTGAAAATTGGTCTGAGGGATGTCAAGTTTTTAAACGTGTTAAGGATTTTGACGTGTTCATGTCAATATGTAAAAAAGCCATGAAGATATGGGGTAATAAATTTACCTACACACTTATTGAATCCACGGATATTAAGTAAATTAGTCTTTCTTATACGTAATGTAAGAAATTACAAAAATACTAAATATAACCAGTGGTGTGATGATTGAAACTATGATTTCACTTTCCATATTCTTTTTATTTTAAGACGAATAAAGTCGTTGTTGGTAGAATTAGATGAATAAAAACATGTTGTGTATTATCATACATCTTATGTTGATTATTATTAATTAATTTTTTCATTATAAGCTATGAAAATACTGATCATGAATATAATAGTAAAAAAACCAATAATAATTAAACCCATATTTTTATTTTTTGTGGTCCTTGTTGGGATCGAACCAACCACCTACTGATTATGAGTCAGTTGCTCTAACCGAATGAGCTAAAGGACCTTTGATGTTAGGGTGGGATTCGAACCCACAATGAGAAACCTTTTAACAGGATTCGGCACCTAGCCTCATTACACTCCTAACAAACACGACTCTTCAGCTTTCTACTCCCAGCACCGAGGAATTGTATATAACTTAGCCCATCTCACCGCTGTGTGGGAACTGAAGTTTATCGTCTTTTTCTTATTACAAATATAAACAAGTTAGACACTGTCTAACTTATTTGTACTCGGAGCCGGAGTCGAACCGGCACGGACAAATGTCCACAGGATTTTAAGTCCGGCGTGTCTACCAATTCCACCACCCGAGCAAATTTATTCGTTTTTTCTTTTCCTTATGAGTAATATAAACCCAAAAAATGTAATAAATAATAATAGTTCCATATTGCGGTCCATCCGGGAATCGAACCCGAAGCACATCCGTGACAGGGATGTATGTTAGCCGTTACACTAATGGACCAAATAAAAGATGATAAATAACTTTATCAGGAATCTCGTCATTTAACTTCACACACCATTAGAGAGCTGGGTATTTCTACCTATCCTTAGTGTGTACCCTTGTGAACACCTCTCCGTGTTTGTTATTTTACACTTCCTATCATCTTTTGTACTCAGGGAGAGACTCGAACTCTCACGTCTTTCGACAGTGGATCCTAAATCCACCGTGACTACCAATTCCACCACCCGAGTAAATTAGATGAGTCGTGGACTTGTGTACCACTTCTGTTCCCCTTTAAATTATTAACTAACCCTGGGTGTGGGAAAACTCATCTTAGAGCGGAAGAAGAGACTCGAACTCTCAACAACCTCCTTGGAAGGGAGGAGCTCTACCAATTGAGCTACTTCCGCAAGTTGTGACTACTCCTTTGGGTTTTGTTTCGTCACATTTACGTGAATGAGGTGATCAAACCTACTAACATCACGGGTGTAAGTTTATATGTCAAACTATCTCCACAACAACATCAGTTTTTATCAACAAAACTAAAAAACGACTTGACACCTTGTAACCCCCCTTTAAAGTGTGTGTTACCATCTTCTCTCAAGTAGAACTCTACTGTATACACTCCCGTACTGACGGTTGGATTTGAACCAACGTTTTCAACTTACCGCTACAGGTATGGACGATATAAGCGTCCACTGGTACGTCAGTATTTTAGTTGCGGGAGCCAGATTCGAACTGACGATCTCGGCTTATGAGACCGAGCGGATAACCATCTTCCACATCCCGCAATCTTTTCATGACCAATATTTCAAAGAACATTACAAAATTAAGTATAATTTATTGTATTGTCAAATCGTTTCGGTTATTTTTTTTTTATAAAGTATTTATGTATATGAAATTAGTGTTAACCGAATCACAATTAGACTATATTATTGAACAAACCTTTAAACCATCATCAAGACTTAGTTCTATTGGTATTGAAAGGGTACTTAAAACTTATACTAATCCGATTTCCGATGGTTATAATTACAGATTGATTAAAACCTATTCAAACCCACTCTCTAACACTCCTAATGATTCATATGGTTTAAATGATCAAAATTATGGTAGGTTTTGGTACCAAAGATTAAACCGTACAAACTCGTTAGCCTATAGAAACGCCACCGAATCCTGGGGTGGGGATAACTCGACGTATCCATTCATCACAAATGTCGACACAATCAATAAATTAAACATTAAGTTGTTCCCACAGTCAAGTGGATCAAAAATTGATCCGAGATTATTACCTCGACAGTCCGACACAATAGATTCAAAATATGAATATATTCCGAAACAACCTAAACAAAAACCTTATGTTTCTAACTGGAGTTGGCATGACGCTGCACCAATATTACAAGTAGCGTCACTTTTTATTCCTGTTGTCGGTCCACTTCTTGCGGTTGGTATTGGTGCGTCTGACGCTGCCGTTTATTATTCCGAGGGAAAAAATGAGGAAGCTGCTTTATCAATGATGTTATTAGCTTTACCTGGAGTTTCAAAAATACCAGGAGTTAAGGACATCGGTAAAGATACAATAAAGTCCATAGTTTCAAAAATAGGAACATCAAAGGTTCTGACGAAACTTGAAACTAGCACGGTAGGTAAAATCGCGAAAAACGCTAAGTCTTTAAGAGACGAGATGACTAACTTTATATCATCCACATCATCAAAACCAACTGTTCAACAATCCATGAAAGCTGGTAAATCGGAAGTTCTCAAGAAAGTTAAAGATAACATTAAATCAAATGTTTTTGGTGAATATGGTGGATTTATCACAAGACCAAAAGAAGGTTTAATTGACAATATTGTTAAATACACAAAACCATATTTAAAATCACTAAAAAGTAGGTATGGTGCTCCAGTGTCTCTTAGCAGTCTAAACTCAGTAATTAAAAGTAGTGCGGATAATAAATACCTTTACACTAAAAACGGAACTGACATTTACTGGACAAAAGCAAAAGAAAATACCCCTTGGACTAAATTTAACCCCAGTAACAACGCAAGGGTCGCTAATGTTTGGGACAACTTACCGGTAGTTACCTCCTAAATAAAAAAACCCGGACAAAATCCGGGCCTGTATTTGGTTATGTAAAATCCTATTAATTATGAATCAGGATTTTTCTAGTCTCAACAACATCACCATTTGATTTAAATATGAACTTGTAGTTACCTGGGGGGTAATTGTGTATTGTCATTTCGTTTGTCCCAGAACAAGGAACTTTCGGGACTAATAGAGTGTCGGATGAGTACACATCAAATGTGTCCGCTTTATCCGAATCCCAGGAAAGGGTAACCTTATCCTCAGAACGGTACTCGGTAATGTTCATTGTTTTACAGGAGAACAAAGAAAACCCAATTAAAATTAAACTGTATTTTTTCATATTTTAGTTATATAAGATTTCATAGTTGTTATTGAAGATCTCCGGTGATTTAAACCCGGTTTTTAATATCGATCTTTTTACCACAAACATTTGTTCAATTAGGTGAACACGATGGCAAAGTAACTCACTTAATGTGTTTTTCATTGACCCTTTTATTAAGTCATAATTATCAATCAACATCTCAAGTCGAATGGATAAATCAATTCCATCTGAATAAATCATGAATAGGGAATCTTGATCATAATTATCGACTAACGTTTTGGAGTCGTGTTTGATCGAGTAAAATACGGATGAGAATACTTCGTTATACATATCACAATAATTTAAGATTATGTGACAAATATAACTGTTTTTTTTTAATTCACAAAATTTTTATTAAAAATCTTCTTCGGTTTCTTCACTATCGTAATCAAGTTGACATGATATTGGTGTGTCAATAACCTTCCATCTACGGTGATCAATCCCCTCCGACAATTCATACTCCTCCTCATCACGTAACATTTCATCAATAATCTCATAAGTTCTTTCCAGGTGATCACAAATATAATCCCTAACATATTCGAATGTCGGTCCGGATACTGGTAGTTCAGCTATAATCATTTCATCACCCCACTGTTCACAAACTAAAACAGACCCAAATCTTTTAAATTCTAGATCAGTTGTTTTACTTTGAGCTATTTTAATCTTACAATTCTCACCGGTCCTTGGGTGGGTATATTTTAGATCTTCCTCAGAGTAATTACTTTCTGAGATGACTTTTTTTATTAATTTGATTAATTCAGATTCAGTTAATCTAACTTTACGTACCATTTTGATATTTTATAATAAATATCAAGTGATTCACTAATTTTCAACTGATGGGGGTTGGGTGTTATTAATCTCCCATAAATATTTTTGATAATCTTCAGAATTTATAAACTCTTCATGTATTTCTTGTATGATATCTTCACTACACATTGTATAAAAGTTTTATTAGTTTAACATCAATATTTGAATATTCGAATACTTCGTTCCCTCCCTGATAAAAACAACTTTCGGGGTATAACCAACTATCGTTATAAAAACCCAATGATTGGGTTATTTCTTCACGTATAGCGTCTCTAATGTCATTGTCACTATCCTGTTTTGGTAAATTTATAAAAATCCTAGATGATTTTATTTCATCCGATCTTCCGGTTTTAGTCATAAAGAACCCCTCACAATTTTTAAGTTTATTGATACGTCTTAAGTCTGGATTTTGGGATATGAAAGAATTATAATCACCAAAATAAATGGTCATATTGGACTCACTTTCATCCTTGACGACTGAAAAATTTATGGGGTCAATTAAGTCATTTAAGTCCATAATTACCCTGTTAACCTCATCCAACATGAACTGTTTATAATCCCCATGAATATAAAGTCTAACATTTTTTTTATATTTTTTTGGTGACTTACGTAGTCTTGAATTTAATTCACTTTTAAGACATATCTCATTGAAATACTTCATGGTCTCCGGATCCGAAGTGTATTTAGTCCCCTCGTCGTTTGAAGTCCTAATGGTTTCAGTATCATTTAACATCCGATCAAACTTTCTAAAATATTTTTTAGGTGTGACCATGACAATTAAGAAACAAACGGTAAATACAATTAAAAAATTTTTCATTGTTATGGGTTTATTTAGTTAGTGATCCCGGATGGATTCGAACCATCGACCTACTGCTTAGAAGGCAGTTGCTCTATCCAGCTGAGCTACGGGACCATATTGTTATATCTTTCTTACTTCGTATTTGTGACCAGAATCAGAGTTTAATTCAAAAATTTCCCTCATTTTTTCAGCTTCCTCAATAGTATCAAACTCCCAGATTTCACTTTCAGAGTTTAATATAATAACCGGTAAACGTTTTGTTTTGTCGGTCTTAACGTGTTTAATTATAACATACATAATTTGACTATTTATGACAAATATAAATGGTTTTATTTATTAAAACAAATTATTTTGATTTTTTACCCAAACTAATTATTGGTAAACTTAGTCTTCTATTTGGTAAAATATTTAAAAATTGTTTACTAGTACTTGAAATTAATTTGTTGTTTGTGTTTTTTTGTGTGATCAAAATGTTGTTTGTTTTTATTTTTTTATTGTGTACATTTTGACTTGGGTTCACAATTTTATTGGGGTCGATAGGTCTATCAACCTTTCCCGTTACATTTGTAATTAGGGGTTTATCGTTTTTTATTATTTGTTTTCTGTCAGATACGGTTTTTTTTACCTCATTTGATGTTTTTTTTTCTATTTTTGGTTCTGTATAGTCATCTTTAAGACCTCTACCGTTACGAACATCCCTAAGTGACTCGACTAAAACCTCACTTATATATTTTTTAACTGGTATTATATTATATAACTGTTTACATACCCTATAATCGCCATTCGTGTAAGGTTCCCAATTTACCGTATATTTGTAATGATGTATAAATCCCGCGGTATCTACCTGAGTTAACTGTGGTTCGTGACCAAATAGTTTAACATCTGGTACCGTTCTATGTGGAAACTTAACGATCCAAAAAACCATCTCATCATCAGAAGTAATATTACTCATTATTTTGGATAATGCGGTCTTATTAACAAATTGATTATCATCATCCAAGTAGAGTATGAAACCCCCAACAACCTCATTTCTAAGGTCATTCATATATAGGTTTGGTATGAACTCATTACCATATTCAACACCAATTGGTTTAATACCAAAACGGTAATTATTGTAGTTATATTCCACCATTCTACACTTTTCTGGTTGTACGTATTTTTTGGATTCCCGATCATCAACACCAACAATGATATTTACATTTTTATAATCTTGTGAGTATACAGACTCAATACACCTTTTGAAAAACTTAGGTCTCCCAGACGTTCTAATTAATATGTTAACAATCGGTCTATTATCAACCCACTTATGTTTTACTAGATCAATGAGGGATTGATAATTATTTACATGACTAAAAATACCCTTACCCAATTTATGATACCATCGATAAAATGAGTTAACATTTGGGTCAAGTTCCCTAGTTTTTTTTGAAAATATAATATTTTCACCACCAAAATAAGCTGACATAATTAGTTGTCCCCCATTTGAAGATACGAATTTGGAACACCCAGCGAACACCCTTAATTGGAGTTCGTTTAAACTCAAACCTGGATACATAGTGAATAATTGGGTAAACGTTAAAACGTTTGGGTACTTAAGTAGAACGTCCTTATCATTAAACTCTAGTGGTGGTAAATGGTCATAGTATCTATCGTCATGATTTAAATTTAAATAAACTATTTGATATTTACCTGACAACATGTTGAATAGGGTATCTAAAGTTTTTGTATCTAAGAAATTAATTGGGTCTTTACCCCACTCATTATTATATCTATTAAAAATTACTATTGTTTCACGATCAAAAGTAATTTTTTTATCCTGGTAATAATCCTTCAGGGGGGGAGGTGTGAATTTAGACCAGTCTAGTTCACTTTTATGTATGTCAATATTAGGGAAATTTTCCCTTTTCAACTCCAGTACAGAATCCCAGGATCTTTTATTATTAATTTCAGTGTGGTTTGGACTAAAAAAGTAAAAGCACTTAGTATCAAATCCAGATATTGTGGACTCTAATTGACCGTTTACATATTGATTGTACGCTAATGGGAGTACCGACAATAATTCATACCCAAACTCACAACATTTTGAATCTATAGTTCTATACATTAAGAGTATTTATTAATAAATATAGTAAATATTAATAATAATGATAGACATAATAGCTGTAACATACGGACATAAAGAAATTTTAAAGTGTTTCATTAATTCAATAAAATCACAAACCAACAATAGATGGAGATTACACCTCATACATGATGGGGTAAATAAAGAACTTGAAAATGAATTAACCAGTGAGGGTTATTTGATTAAAGATAAAATAGATTTTATACAATTCCCTAGTAGAACTGGTAATTATGGTCATGTTCTACGTAATTGGGGTTTAACTAATTTAGTTAAAAATGATTATGTCTTAATTACAAATGGTGATAACTATTACACACCTAATATGGTTGAGTTAGTTTTAAAACAAGGTGGGGACTTCATATATTTTGACTGTGTCCACTCCCACAATACACCTAAAAATACAAACAAATCTGATTATGGTCATATGATATCAAAATTGGAACGTGGTCAAATTGACATGGGGTCTGTCGTTATCAAAACAAATTTAGCTAAAAGTGTTGGGTTTAACCATATTGACTTTGCTGCTGATTGGCATTACTTTAATGAAGTATTACAGAAAAAACCAAAAATAAGTAAAATAGATAAAATATTATTGGTACATAATTAGACTTTATTTAATTCTTAGATTATCACGACCCAAATTAATGGATGGTAGATCCAATTTCCTATTTGGTTTATTTTTAAACATATTTTTTGATGTATTATTTAATGATGTATTATTTTTCTTAGTATCAATTAATTCTTGTCTATTTTTTGGGGTTAATTTATTATTTTTTACCTGTGTAGTCTCCTTAATTGGGGCAGTTTTATTCACTGAGACATAATTTATTTCTTTAACCTCAACCCGTTTTCTAGGTTCTCCGGTTTTAATTAGTCCACCAACAATGTTAATACTAGATCTGGTTGTAAGTTCTGGACTTTTTGTAAATTCCACATTACCGTTTAGTTCTGAAATGTGAATACAATTTCGAACATTTAGTTTGTCCGGATTTCCAGGTCCAACCTTTTGTTTTATAATTCTAGAATACTTACTTCGTAATATTGATCTAAACCCAGTATCTGGTCTTGTTGTCAATCCTGAATTATGTAGTCTACGATAAAACATAATATCTTGTGTGTATAATACTGAAACTTTTGATTTATAGATTCTATTCATGAAGTCGGAATCTGCGGCACAAATCCAAGGTTCAAAACCATTCATTGAGATAAATGTTTCTTTTCTGATTGAGAACACTCCTTCACCGTAAGATTTTGATCTTTTTACATCTATATTTCCTGAATCGTTATTAAAGTTAAGTAATTTAGCTTTAATACATGTATATTTACTTATGTTTGAGATGGTATTACCGATCATCAATTCACCCATAATGTCATCTGAATCAAAAAACAGTAGTGTATTCGATTTTGACATTGAGGCTAAGGTATTTTTAATTGTGTACGGTCCACCATTTTCGGTGAATAGAAAAACTTTAAAATTTTCCGGTAGTTGTTTAGATTTAAAATATTCTAACGTTTTGTCACACCCATCAATCCCAAATAATACTTCATACTTATAACCATTACCTGAAACTAAGATAGAATCAATACACTCATCTAAATATTGTACGTTATTAAACGTTGGGATTATTATTGATACATCATACTGGTTATCGTTCATACACTTAAAATTAATATCTATATATAAATAGTCCGAAAAAACAAAATGAGGCCAAAGACCTCACTCTGCTAGATAATTGAACACCTCCCCTTTCATTAGTTGGTTTATCCTTATCCGATAACTACATCAGATAAGTTTCGTAAAACCAAAGCTCATCAACTTATAAAGCTTTTGAAGCTCCGGAAATAACATCTTTAAACACCCCAAATCCCTTACTCAAAATGGGACAAATTACTGGGTTTATTTTTTCTTCTAATTTATTAACAATATCACTATCAGCAACGGATTCAACGACGGTTTGTTGTAAGAACACTAAAAACATGTTGTTAAAACCTTTTTCATATCTCCATTTATCTATGAATGACGCTATTATTGATTTAGCTAATAGTCCAGTCGTAAAAGAACAATCCGTAAATACCTTACCATAGTCAGCGAAGTTTAAACTCGCAAAAGCGTTTTCAAAAACAACCGCGGTCCAGGTATTTGGATTAATACCAATCTTAGCTAATAACCATCTAACAATTTCCTTTTTTATTGTTTGACCAAAACCAAGACCAGCTTTATCGACCAAAGACCCGAACATGTCTTTAAGACCAGCTCCAATTTCTTCTTCCGTCAACCCTCTAGATCTCCAGTAGTGGACTTCAGTTAAAATGTCATCAATTATATGTGATGTATCCTCTTCCATATTATTTTCTACGTCTTTTAAATTCTTCTAATAAATTTTTCTTAACAACATATCCAATTGGGTCTACTGATTTTGTTTTTTTACCTTTAATGGCTTCAAGTACAAACTTATTTATTGTGTAATCCAATGTATTTGACATTTTTACAGATTCCATTAAATTTTCATTAAACGTACCAATCCCAAATTGTGTGTCAACATCATTTAATAAGTCCTCAAATTCTTTTTTTAACCCAAGACCAAGGATATTCACTGTTTTGTTATAAGCCCCAAGTGTATTACATCTGTGAGCGATATATCTATTTGTGAAAACAGTTTTAAATGATTGACATTTTTGTCTATCAACTAATTTACCTTTTTGATATTTACACGAATATAAAAATCTAACAGCTTCCCTACATTGACCCATGTCAGAAGCGTTTTTATCTATCTTAGTCCTTTCACCAGCTTCTGGACAAAACATTGTCCATGAACCCTTTTTTAACCCCGTGTTAGGATCGTTTATTGTTACTTTTAATTTTTCGTAAGTAATCCCTGGAGGGAATTTTTGTGCCGTTGGGAATAAACCCTTAGCTGTTATACAATATTGGTAAGTATCGTCTTTTATACTTGGAATTTTTGTGGTTAATTTAGGACTCATGTCCGCGATATAATTTGTAACATCGAGTACTTGGTCAGGGGTCGCGTTCATTAGTCCCTTCCTAATCCAAATATACATGGTATTAGGTGGGAAATTTTTAAAAGATTCACCAATACTGTTTATTTTAGTAACGTCAAGTTTATCAAATTCTTGTTCACTATACCCAGTTGGTGGGTGTTGTGAGTAAACAGCACCTACGGTATCAGCGTAGTTTTGTAATTGAAGTTGTTGTTCAGGTGACAAATCAACTTTATTCAAGTCACTAACCTCAGCAAAAGCGTTTTTACATCCCCAAGTTCTCCCACTATTAACCTTTATATATGTTTTTCCACTATCAGGAGTGACACATAGTTGGAAGTGTGTCAATCCATTGGTGTCTGGATTTGGGTTTGTCGCGGTGTCTTTGGAACCAAAAAAATAAACTGTTGTAGTTCCCGTGGTCCCAACAGAGTAATTTGTTAGTTCACTTACACCACAAGCTGTGGCTAAATCTTTAGTAGCTACCATCATATCACTAATTGGATACCCTTTAGATTTAAAACAGGATGGGTCTTTAATTGCGTGCTGTAAAACGGATTTTGGGTCGTTTACATTAACTTTTTGTGTTACTTCTTTCCCAGTTTCATCTACTTCAAGTAAAACTCTTCTAACTAATTTATCAATGTTCATATCATTTGTTTTTATTTTTCTTTATTAATATATAGCTCTATCTCCGGCTGACCTACCACATATCACCCATATGTTTTCAGGTTTAAAAGTAGATTTACCCCATTTAGCTAATAATTTTTTTTCCATTATTGGACCAAATTTACCGTTAGTTGGTAAACCTAGACAAGCTTGTACCTCTTTTATATTACCATATATATCAGTACATCCTAATTTATATTCACCAGTACAGTCAGCGTAAACCGTCGGATCATTAGCGTCCCCGTCCTCTAGTGATACTTTTGGTTTTTCTTCCTCATCTTTTTTGTTTTCATCATCTTTAGCACCACCGTCACTATCACCACTATCACTATCACCATCCTCTTCAGTATTGTCACCAGATCCAGCACATTGTACTTCATAAGTGTTATCACCAGCGGTAATATATAGGATATCACCATCAATTTCCCATTCTCCGGTATAACTACCATTTCCTGTTTTAAATTCACCATCATCATAAAATACACCACCACCTAATCTGTCTAATTCAGAGTTACCGGTGTTAGCTATTGATAATGAATCCCCACTACCATCAGCGTAATTTTGTAAATCCTCTTCACGAGCCATTCCGGTTATACAAACTGGAAAAGGTGATGAGTCCCTTGATGTTAAAAATTTATAAGCTAAATATAAACCAAGAGCTCCACCAACTATATATACAAAGTATCTAACACCTTTATACCCCCATAATCTTGTACCAGTTGCGGCCGCTTTTTCTTTAAAACTTTGCCATCTTGTTTTTTTACCTGTTGGGTCTGTAGGTGGTTTTTTTGTTCTTTTACCTGGTGTTCCTTTTTTTGGTTTAGTTTTTATTGGTGTAACCTTACCACCTTTAACATTTGTTTGAGCTTGTTTTAATAATCTATCTCTAGTTCCTTGTCCAGCGTTTGTATTTTTACCTAATCTTCTTTGTTCTTTTTGCCATTGTTTTAATAGTCTATCGTATTCTGTTTTTACAGCGTTTGAATTGGTTACATTTGATTTTTTACTGGAGTTTTTATAGACCGCTGTAGCTATTTCATCTGCCGCTGAATCACTATAACCCATCTTTTTAAATCCAGCTTTTATTTGGTCTTTTGATTTTCCAGAAGCTTTTATTAATAGATCATCTGTATTAGCTAATTGTTTAATCAAAACATCTTTAGCAGCTTTGTTAGCTCCTGAATTAATTACATGAACCCTAAGTTGACCCATTGAAGTTTTAGTCAAAGTTCCCTTACTTAAAGCTATTAAAACATCGTCCGCGTTTCTAGCTACTTTTGCAACACTTTTACCACCAACCTCAATAGTATAACTTATTTTACCGCCAGCACCTCTTAAAATGTCATCAGCAACGTTTCTAGCGGCCGCTCTAGCACTTCCTTTTAACGCAGCTTCACTACTAGCACCAAATAAAGCTCTAAACAATCCTTTTAACGGTTGTTCCATTAAAAGGTCTTCGAAAATAAATTCTCTATTTTCGGTTAAAGTATGTTTTGAGTCATACTTCATCATTAATAAAATTCTTTTTACAACGTCTTCACTCATTTTTTTTTATATTAAAATTCTTCTGGGTAATCAATACCAGCTTCTGGTTCACTTTTAACTATTTCATCCGATATTTTACCCTCAGTTTCTTCTTTAGCTTTTTGTATTTGTTCTGGGGTTATCTCACCACTTTCAGCTTTTTGTTTACACGTCCAATCGTCAAGACCAAAATAGTCACATATCGCACCTGTTAATAACATAGCTCCACCAGTTGTGGCAACAATAACACCTTTTGATGGCACAACATAATTAGCACCTTGACCAATCAATGTTTGTTTTAGTGTTTCTTTTGATCCCGTTCCAGCCGCTGTTTTAGTTACGGTTTTGGTCGCGGTTGAGGATCCACCCTTAGCTAAACTAGCTAAACTAGCTTCAGCTTTACTTCCATAATTAGCTAACCATTTAATACCTAATTTTTCGCCTATAAATTTAACTCCTTTAGCTATCCACCCACCAATTTTTGACAAACTAGTTGTGATTATCCCTAAAGCTTTACCAAGTATCGGTATTTTACTAGCCAATCTCCAAACAGCTGAAATAGATTTTACTCCAGCTACCGCTACCGCTTTTAAACCTTTACCAATTAATGGGAATAGTAAGGAAATCGCGTCTATAATAATGTCAAACCAACTCCAAGCGTACTTACCACTTTCATATTTACCACTCAACATTTTATAAATGTCCCATATCAACAAAATACCAAATATAATTAATGTTGGTATTTGACCAACACCAGGTATAAAGCTAACAGCGGTTAATACACCAATACCAAGAACTGACATCGCTAAACTCCTAAGACCCTCCATTAAACACTCAACAAAGTTATTAGTTAAACATTTCCAAGCTGCAACTACCGCGTCCTTAACTGTGTTATATATGTTCTTAACTGTTTTAACACCATAATCCCATGTTTTCTTTGCCACATTTTTAAGTCCACCCTCTTTATAAGCTTTAACAACTTTTTTACCTTTATCATAAGCCCAGGTAACCGGTCTATAAGCGATGAAATCTTTTGAAAATGGGTTGTACCAAGACTCTGTCAACCCGATTATAAAGTCCCAAGATTCTGAAACATGTTCTACTATTAAATCATCATCTTTGGATTCATTTATCAACAATAATCGATCACCAAATGTATCTTCCCATTCAGTTATAATATTTAACGCTTCATTTTTATCACAAACTATTTCCACTAAGTTATTTAAGAATTTTCTAGAGGATGAAAGTAAACGATCACGATCTATAATTTTATTTGCGTATTCAAATAAATTAACCTCTTTAACCATATTAACAGCTTGTGGTATGTTTTCTGGTGTGTATTTAATTAAACTTTTATGATTATTTTCATCTACCGACTCAAACACTGATATTATACCTTTGTTGGTAAACACATACCTCATGTCTCTAGTTAGACCTATAAATTTTAAACTTTTTTCCACGACTTTTTTATTATAAATACTTAATAATGATAAAAAATAATTTTTTAAATTAAAGTATTTGCTTTACCTCTAGTTGTTTTATATAATGAAGTCCATGTCACCTTATCATCTATTGTGTTAGCTACACTTCTGGTTAATCCGGTTTCCCATTTTGTCACTGTTGGATATCCGGTTGTTGTACCAGCTGTTGATGTCCCCGCTCCAGTAGCTCCAGCGTCCTGTTCTTTGAATTCAGAACGACCTAGGTCAATGTAATTATTCATTAATAAAATTATCTCGTCTAGATTCATAATACTTTTATGATAAATATTTTGATTTGAAATAAAAAAACAATATATTTGTCAAATACTTAATATAAATTATATGAGAAAAATAATCAGTTTTGCCTTAGTGTCAATAGTTCTGTCCTCCTGTTTGAAATATGGTGAACCTGATTCACTATCTTTAAATGGTGAATACCGTGTTGATAAAATAACCTATGAATTGACGGATAACTCTCAGACAACAAATTCTATGGTTTTTTATCCGGGTGATTTGTACGTCAACCCAAATGAAAAATTTCCTTTAGACACAATCGAGGTGGGATTCACACCAATTCATATTGATTACAGTATGATCAGGTTCAGACCAATTTTAAACCCAGACGGATCTAAAGATTGGACTAAAGAGTATACTTATTATGTCCAAGGTCACAATAATATATATGATAATGGGTATATGACCTTCGATTGTGAGGGAACCCATAGGATTTGGAAAATTATCGACGACGGACTTGAGTCTTTGGTTCTTAGGACACAAAATTCTTGGTATAGTGGTAGTTCAGGTCCCTCAGAATCGATAACAATTTACTTAACAAGGGTTGGTCCTTAAATAAATTCTGATTTTGGTATTCTGTTTGGATGTACTATGTAATACTCATTCATAAAATTAATTAGTACATCCTCATCTACCGATTTAAACTCATCATCAAAGTCGTCAAACTCGTCATCTTCAACGTACTCGGTTAGAAAGTCATAATTTTCCTGTATTAAATCAAACCCAAAATCAGTAGCTTCACCCAGACTAATTATATCTGTCCTTACCTCGTCCTCAGAATCAATACTCAACCTAAACGACACTTCAATAGTATTTGAGTCTTCATATATGTAATAAGATACAATCTCTTGTATTTCCATTTTTAATTATACTTCTTAAATCTTCTAAACATGTCCAAGGACTCGTTTAGTTTCTCAATAAACTCCGGTAGTATCTCCTCATCGACCTCCTCGAAGTCAATATTAACATCGTTAAAACCCTCATCATCTTTAGGTTCTAAAGTATCCCCCATGTCCAAGTCAGACATGTTAATTTTAAATTTATTCGATTTTGGGAATTCTTTCTCACTATAATCAACCCCACCTCTTAAATCCATGATGTATGGATCGTCAAATCCCTCACCAAGTTCAATTTCAAAGTCATTATCACAATGATCACAAGAATCCACATCAACATCGTCATTAAAAAATTTACCTAGTGATACAAAATCAACATCATCATCCCCTGGGGATGGATAATCATCGTGGTATGAATCTGAATTAGCGTTCATATCCACCAAACTATCCATATCGACAGTACCATTTTTTAAATGGTTTTTACCATCAGCGATTCTATCATGTCGATCAATGTCTTCATTAATATTCATGTTAGTGTAGGTCTTAACATTTCCTTTATTTGACACGGTAATTCCGTTTTTATCGTTTGCGAAGTCCTGAACATATAAAGGTTGTTTATTTTCACCTTTAGAGTATTCGGTAACATATCCGTCGTACACCGTTTTATGTTTGTCAAGAATATTTTCTCTCTCTTCTTTTGTTATTTTGAAAAAGTATTGGTTCATAATAAATTTTTAATATAAATATATGTTTATTTCATCTTTTTTGATCCACCCTTAATGTTGGTCCATAATTTGAATAATTCCATTGAATCTCGTTTGATTATTTGGGTCATGTTCCTAAAATATCTTGAGTTGTATTCATCGTATTCCTCATCACTCATTTCCGAGTCGTCACTCTTGTCGTCCTTCATTTGTTTTTCAGCTCCTAGGACCATTACACGTTTAACATCATCGGCCATATCTAACATCATATCATAATATTCCTCAAAATCATCAAATATATCTGTATATTTGTGTTCATGTTCAATTCTTTCCCTACCTAAATAAAGGTATTGGGGTGACATCATCATATTTACTATCCCAGATCTTCTAAGTAATTCAAAAAATTTAGATATTTTACCAACATCATAAAATTTAGATAAATCCACAAATTTTTGAGCTGGACCATTTTGATCCGCTTCCATCAGAAAACGTTTTTTACTTTTTAATATATATCTTTCTGTTACCTGATTATCGACCCACTCAATTTTCCACCACTCATCGATCCATTTCAATTTTTCCGGATTACCGGACTCAACAGATGAACAATTTTTATTTTCACAAAAATCTAAATCTGATTGATACTCTACCTTACATATTTTACAAAATTTACCGTCAATTAGATCCAATGTAGGTCCAACTTTCCATTTTACTTGATATTGTTTTAATCCAAATACTGTATATACTTTCTCCACCTTTCCAGGTGTACCTTTTACCTTTTTTTCACTTGACGGACCTTCTATAGTGTCGGACATTGATTTACAAACGACCATATCACCGATATTTAATGGAGCGTTTTCCGTTTTTATCATTCTCTTACCTTCAGACATTACTATTTTTATTAAATAAATATTAGGGATATTTATAATGTAGTTATGAAAGTTTTAATATCACAAAATCAATATAAACACCTAGTACTCGAGAGTACCAATTCCAAGATTAGTAATGAATTGGAAAAAATGAAGTCGTTCACCAAAGATTTACTAATTAAGAGTAAAAAACAGTTGGGTTTTGATTTAAAATTTCTTTTAACCTGGGGAGCTACAATTGGGGGTTTAATGTCCCCTGTATCAGATTTTATATCTGGTGAGTATCCAGAACTATCAGATAAGGATTTAACATTACTTACAGTTGGGTGTGTTCTAACTTACTTTACCGATAATAGGGAAAAACTAAATGTTGTCCTAGAAAAGATTAAAAAGGAAGGTCTTGTTGATGTTTTCGATTCAATGTTATTGAAAGTTGACGAATTAAAAAATACTTTTATTTCTTTTATTGATAGTTTATCAATTACCACTCATTCATTGAGTAATATGTTAGCTTACACCTTTTTAATTCCAATACTACCACAATTATACGATATGTCAGTGTCTGGTGTTGATACTAACGATATTAATGAAATAACAAAAAGAATTGTTTTATTTTTTGGGTCCACGGTCTCTGGGATAACAATCAAAGAAATTATATCAAAGATTGTTGGTAAATTTAAAAACTAACCAGCTGTAGTTACCACATGTAACCCGACCTCCAGTGTTAATGAACCTAATGACATGTTTATATATGGCGTTGTTGTCCATACTTGACCAGATTCATTTTTAACCACATTTAACTCACCATCAAACGAAATATTATTAAATGACCCAGATAATTTGTCAACATAAAAATTTATGTTATCAACTAATGACGAAACTTCATATTCACACTCATCACAATCAACATCAAGTAACTTAACATAAATAATAAATTCGTAAACTGTATTACCATCTGTGGAATAGTCGTGTATATCATAGTCCCATTCAGCTTGATCCCTGAGAACTGAGTGTAATCCGGATCTAGCAATCATCATTTGTTTTATAAAACCTACTTTGTTTTTATATCTTTCTTTATATCTACTCATTGTTTATTTTTCATCATTAACAATTTATTTATAATTTTTTCAGACTGTGAGTCAGTTAAACGGTGTAAATCCTTATGAGTTTTATACCAATTCCTAACAATTTCCTCAAATGGTTTTCTTGTCAACTTTGATAACCGGTTAAATCCAAATATCTGAGCGTCCATTTCATGTGGTTGTAGGTAATATTTGTATGGATCAGTCTCATCTTTTTTATTTAAATCAAACATACCTTTATTTTTTTGGTCCACATGTCTAATTTCATGAGCTACGATCTCATTTAACTCACCAATCAGATCATAAGCCATCACCCTTTTATTTTTTGGGTTGTACTCCAGGTTAATTTCGATTATTTCCTCCTCACCATAGTAATTCGCGTCAACTCTAAAGTTATCAATTGACTCATTTATCGACATTTTAAATTCAATCGTCAAACTTTCATTCAATCCAGGAAAATCATATATCATAATACGATCCTCAAAATACTCTGGTAAATAAAAGTCACCCTCCTCATTATCCTTAAATACAATAATAAGATCTTTTACTATTTTTCTAATAACTTCACGTCTTCTATTGTCCTCGATTAATACGGTTTCCATTATAATTTTTTTCAAATTCATAACAATAAATACAAATCTAATTTGATTATTAACCCTAATATACGTATTTTTGTAAAAAATTAAACAATGGAATTATTAAACTCACACCCAATTAAGAAGTCCGATTTAGGTTTTCATGGTAATTTATTTGGTGGTAAACTTTTAGCTTGGATTGACGCTTCCGCCGCTGGTTACGCAATGCAGTTATGTGACACCCCCAGGATGGTAACAGTATCAATTGACAAGTGTAACTTTGAAAAACCAGCTAGGGAAAGTCAGTTACTAAAAATATATGGAAAACCTTCCGATATTGGTCATACCTCGGTTACATTATACATGGAAGCTAGAGCACATAACGTATATACTGGAAAACAAGTGTTGGTATTAAAAACACAAATAAAATTTGTCCATATTGATGAGGAGGGGAACCCAATCCCAATTGGAGAAAAAGGTAAAAATAGAATAAATAGAATAATTGAATTGGAGAACAACAATGAGAAAGAAGTTTGATTTTAATGATATAACCCTACTACCTAATTTTAGTTTAGTTGAGAGTAGGTCAGAATGTGATACAACCTGTACATTTGGTAATCACCATTTTAAATTACCAATAGTACCGGCAAACATGGAAAGTATAATCAATGTGGATTTAGCTATTAAATTGTCACAAAAGGGGTACTTCTACATATTACATAGGTTTGATGTTGATGAGGTGTCGTTTGTTCAATATATGACAGACCATAATCTAATATCGTCAATATCGATTGGTGTAAATGAGGAATCGTATAAACTTATTGATGAACTTTTATCCAGGGATCTAATACCACATTTTATAACTATAGATATCGCTCACGGACACTCAATCAAGATGAAAAAAATGGTTGAGTATGTTAAAAACAAATTACCTGGTGTATTTTTAATTGGTGGGAACGTTTGTACCCCAGAAGCTGTAATAGATCTTGAGTCCTGGGGGTGTGATTCGGTTAAATGTGGTATTGGTGGGGGATCCGCTTGTACAACTTACCACTCAACCGGATTTGGAAACCGGGGATGGCAGGCTTCGATGATCGAAGAGTGTGTTTCTGTAGCTAGAAAACCAATTATAGCTGATGGATCAATTAAAGAACATTGTGACATCACAAAAAGTCTTGTTTTAGGAGCTTCTATGGTTATGGTTGGTGGAATGTTATCAGGATACGTAGATTCACCTGGAGAGAAGGTTAAAAACGTAATAGACGGACACTGGTATAAGGAGTTCTGGGGGAGTGCTTCATCGTCCCAATCAGGTAAAACAAATAGAATAGAAGGTATTAGAAAATTAGTCCCTTACAAGGAGATATCTGTATTTGAAAAATTACGTGAGATCGAGGAGTCTTTACAAAGTTCAATATCTTACGCTGGTGGGGATCATAAAACATTAAAAAGTTTGGATTTAGTGAAGTACGTCATTAAATGATCACCATGTTCTACAAGCCCAGTATCTAGGTTTCCATCTAGGTCCTGGATTATCACAATTATGTCTGGCCCTGAACGATTTTCGTCGTTCGGGGTTATTCTTTTTAATTGTCATTCGTTTACCTTTTGCTGATTTACCACCAAAACCAAAATTTACTTTAACAACCTTACCTTTGTCATTTTTTACGTAAACTTTAAACTTCTTAATGTCACCCTGCATTATTTTACCTAGTTGTACTTTTCTACCCTGGTACTCAGCTTCGTTTAGGTACCCAACCTCCTCAACAGAACCATAAACATCCTCATACAGATATACATCAAATTCCTCTTTGATGATTTTATGAAGTATTTTTTTTATTTGTGATTCATTAATCATAAAATCTTTTGTTAATATTCGATATTTATTATTATAAATACACAATATTTATAATTAAAATCATTACATATGAAAAAAATTAAATTAACTGAAGATACGTTACGTAGAATTGTTAAAAGGGTTTTATCTGAATCCGAAATGTCCGGTAATTCAGAAAAGAAGGAAGAAACAAAACCAAGGTGTTTACCAGAAAATACAATGCCCCTCGATGAGATTGTTGGTAAAGCTGGGGACTATATAAAATATTCACCAGGTATTAAAAAAAGATCTGGAGGTGTGAATTCTATGGTCGATACACTTGGTATTTTAAATAATATTAGATGGACTAACGATATAAATGACGGTGGGACTCATTTAGCTTTTGAAATGATGAACGGACTAAATAAGTTTAGAAATAAAAACTATTATGATGAAACTAGTGGTGAATGTCATAAAGCTATGGATAAAATCTTAGAACTGTATAAAGAAAATGAACACGGTACTGAATTAGTTAAAGACATTGAGAAAGTTTTAAATCTACAAACTAGGGACGACGAACAAACTCCATCAGCAAGAGCTAAAGAGTACTTAAAACAATGTGTTAATATTGTTAAAGGAAATTAATAATCTTTAATTAGGACCGTTACCGTTATCGGTAACACGAAAGGGACAATTCGCTACTGTCCCTTTTTTTATTACATGATATTTATATTAAAAACAATTATGATGAAGAATTATTGGAAACCAACACCGAAAAAGTGGAGAAAACTTGGTGATTCTCTATTAGCTGTCGCGACTATAATAGCTGTTGGTGGTATTTGGCAATTTGACAGTCTAAAAGAGTTATTTACCACAAATGAACTAAAAATAATGATAATTTCATCAATAGTGTTAGGTGTTATTGGTAAATTTTTAACAAATTTCTTTAAGGAAGACGAAACACCAAGTGAAAATTCTTAATTTTATTTACATTTAATAATTTTTTTCACTATATTTGTGGTGTATGAGTGATAAAAAGGTAAAAAAACCAGTGGAACACAAAAAAAGTGAATTATCCTTCAAATACGATGATTGTACCGTTATATGGAGGTTTGATAACCATAAAACAACTACGGGACCATATGAAGTTGAGGTCAAATATAAAAAATCAAACAAATAATTTACAATTTTAAGTTTCTTTTGTTAAAATAATCTTTGATTACCCTCAATTGGTCTGAAATGTTTGGGGTTTTACCATTATTTTGTTTTTTAATCATTTGGTTATTCATTTTGATGATGTCTTTTGTCATTTTTATTAGATCAGACCCAAAATTTTTCCACCAAACGTACACCATCAGTAAAAAAACAATAAAAGCTATTAGTAATAATGATAAAAGGATATTTAATAACATATTTTTTTATTTTTATAACAATACGATAGTAATTACCGGGAAAATGTAAATGACATAGGTTGATTCTTACCCATTTGTATTGTATATTTAAAAAGTATGAGAAACAATAAGGAACTACTCCAAAAAATGATTAATTTACCTCTACGTGGTGAATTAATGTCTATGTTTGGATCCGGAAGTACCCTACACATTGACAGACTCGACTATATCTCAAGTAAAAAATCTCACATGGTTCATGTTAGACTATTATTAACAGATGTAGAATTAGGAATGGACCTTTTTCCGGATGGAGTTGAGGTATTAGTTAAAAAAGCTTGGAAAATACTGACTCAAAACGATAAAATTATCATTGTTTCTAGTGTTGACGTTAAATAAATCTAATCCCACCACCACCTCATTCTTTCTTTTAAAATTTTAAACAATAAATCGTGGGATTTTTTTTCATTATGTTTTGAAACATAGTAACATAAGTCTTTTTTAGTTAGATCAGGTCTTTCTTTTAATACTTTACGAACACTTGACGGGTATTTTTTTAAAAACTCATCATATTTCTCACTTAAAACATCTATTTCTAACGATGTAAGGTTTTCACTACCCTCAACAGGTTCAAATCTGAATTTAGATTCCTCATAATCATGATACTCAGTTCCATAATATTCTTCTTTTACCCTTTCTATAAGATTTAAAACAATTGTCATATCACGATTATCACGATCAACCTGTGTGTGACGATTTGCGTAGATAATTTCCTTTCTTTGGAATTCTATCTTCTTTTGGAGAATTGTGAATATGTACCAATCGTCCCAATCTTTGTCTTTGTATAGAGTTGGAGCCCACCTGATAATGTTTTTACACCCCTCAATAAAATATCTTATTCTCCAATGAAGGTTTCTCCAAATATAAGCTGAAATAGTCTTTCTATTCCAAGAAGAATCTTCAGGTATCGTTAGTTTTTTGTAATTTTTCATTTTTTTTATCTTTCCACTCTAGGTATACGGAGAATACAACTAAAAAGTTCACAAGTAAACATAAAAAGATTTCAAAAATATAATGTAAATCAACCATTGTCACACCTACATGGGTACCAAACCACATAAATGATCCATATCTATTCATTATTGTTATCAATAAATGTTTAAAAAACTCTATCATAATTTTTATTTTACCGTTGGGAACACTTCATCAGTTAAAAAATAACTAAACAACGATTTAAGTGATTTAGGGTCCTTATCCGGATTCATACTGGACAATTCTTCGAAGAATTTATTTGATGACTCCTTAAAATCGTCCAAATTTGATATTACATAATCAACCAAAAGTCCTTTTGGGGTTATGGCAAATGATATTATGTACATTTTATCCTCTTCCCAACCGATCTGACCACCAATACTAACCATCCCGTCTAGTTTTGGGTCACTTTCAATTTCCTCATCATCCAGATCCATGGTCTCATCATAAATAAATTTTAAATCATGTAGTTCTGGTATTTCAGATGTTATGACCATACCATATCTATCATCATATTCATCTACATCTTTAAAATCGTCTAGTTCACCCCCTTTTTTTAGGTGTTTTTGATACTTACGATATAGTGTCAATTCTGACGGTCTTAAAGATTCTATCCCACCAGATTTTATTTTCTTCACTAGGTCAAAGAATACATCTTCATTTTCCATTAATAAACCTATTTGGGATTCTGTTAATATTATTTTCATTACTTTTATAGATAAATATTTTGGTTATATCAAAAAAACCAGTTATATTTACGGTATAAAATTTTGTATTATGATAAGAAACACATTAATTATTTCGGTAACAGGGTACATTACTTATGTTTGTTATGACTACATTAGAGTAGTGGTAGACGTGGTTAATAATGTAGTTGAGTTTTTTTCTTAGGATTTTTTCTTTTGTTCTGGTTCAGGTTCTTTGAACTTTTGATCAACAATCGACCCTAATGACGCTATTGAACTCTTATAAGAGTCATAACTTGATATAGCTCTACCTAAATGACCCAACAACTCATTTTTTTTGTCATCCGGAATATCTGATTCACTTATATCAACCTGAGCGTACTTTAGATCCTTCATTACATCAGCGTAAGCCATTTCATATCTCTTTGATTTGGATACAGCTCTCTTTAATATATTTAATTGTCTATAGTAGTTATACCCTTCACCTTTCCATAGACCCTTAAATCCTTGTCTAATGTTACCAAATCTTAGTCTACCTAAGTCACTAACAAAATCACCAATAGCCCCCTCCTCAATCTCTGATTCGGACTGAACACGTTCAACAATACGTTTGAGGTCTGATTCTGTAAGTCTAATTATTTTTTTCATATTATAATAAATATCAACAATAAATATTTTACTATTTAAAAAAGTTTGTTTATAATTATACCAAAAACATATTATGAGTAAAATTGAAACAAACAGCACGGTGACTGTTCATTACACCGGAAAACTAGATGATGGGACTGTGTTTGACTCATCTTTAACTGAAGGTCGTGAACCGTTAACAGCTACTTTAGGTCAAGGACAATTAATTCCTGGGTTTGAATCTGGTCTAATTGATATGACAATTGGTGAAACTAAAACAATTGAAATTGACCCATCTAACGCGTATGGTGAGGTTAACCCAGAATTAGTACAGGAAGTTGAGTTAAGTCGAGTTCCTGAAGGTGTAGCTGTTGATCACATGTTACAAGCTAACACCCCGATGGGTCTTATGAACTTCAGAGTTGTTGAGGTTAAGGAAGATACTGTGTTATTGGATGGTAATCACCCTTTAGCTGGTAAAAAATTAATATTTGATTTAGAAGTAGTTGGTGTCCAGTAATTGGATACCAACTTTTTTTATTCAAAAACTTGTATATTAAAAAAAAACCGGTATATTTGTTTAAATATTAAATTAATATACTATGAAATCGATCACTTATTTTTCAGTAATCTCTTTTTTTTCCATTAGTTGGATTTTTGACATTTTCCCATTTACAATATTTGATGGGTCCGACAAATCGATTAATACTAAAATCGTTAAAGAGGGTAAATTTGATGTTTATCGCATTGATAACAATGAGATGTCTTTCGGTGTATCAATGACAAAACCAAAAAAATCTGAATTTTTTATAAATAGTAACTTCTTCTCACCTTCCGGTGACCCTATTGGGTTAGTAGTCATGGATCGAGAAAAACACAGCAACAGGACAACTGGTGGTGGTTATTTTTACGTTGTTAACGGTGTACCACATGTTAGGGTTGGTGAATGTCCTAGAATGACTGATTTCGCTTCACAAACCCTTTTTTGGGGTATCAACAATGGTAGATTGAACACCAGTCTATTTGATAAATCATCCTCAAATGAGGTAACGAGTAGATCTATCATCGGTGAAGATAAAAATGGTAATATAATGGTTGTGTCATCCCAGGATGGTTGTACAATCAAAGAATTGGTTGAGTTCGCTAGTAATAACGGAATGTATGAGGGTATCCTACTTGATGGTGGTAGTTCCACGGAATACAAGTTTACCGATAACACAAGTGAAGTTAATTTTAAATCAACAAACTCATTAATAAAAGATTTTGTGGGTAGAAAAGAACCACCAGTATTTATTTATGGGTATTTTAAGTAATCTATTTCTTATTGTTTTGATAAACCAAACCATCCGGTTTGCTTTTCAAGAAAGCTGTTAGATAATATCTTTTACCATTACCACCTTTAAGTTGTACAATTGTTTTTGATATATCCTCACCAGCGTACTTACCACCATAAGTGGTTATCTTGCCAACAACAGAAGTTTTATTTATAGTCCCGTTACCACTTTGAATTGGATATCCACCATTTTTACTAGTATCCTTCCATATTACCCACGGACCGGAATAAAAATAATTAGCGTTTTCAATTTTACCATTAGCTTTTGGGTCTAATTTAACCGGTAAACCAGCTTTGCCTATTGCACTGTACAAAGCTTTCCAATACCTTAGATCACCAGGTTTACTATCCCAGGGTGATTTGGTTAAATTTGATAACCACTCATATCCCGTACCTAAACCAGATTTCAAAGTATTAAAAGCTTTAGAAATAGACCCACTCCAATCGTTATCCACACAGGAAAAACTCTTCATTCTTTTTGATACTTCAGTGACATAGTTATGAGTTGTCAATTTTGTACCGTAATTTGGTAAATAATTTGCTACTGGTTTATTATATACTGTAACACCATCTTCAACCTTACCAGCCAAAGAACAAAACTTTTTGATTTTTGGGTTTGATGTTTCACAATATTTGGTCATTTTAGATTCACCAAGATTGTGTCCAGCTATAGCTAAATCTAAAGCTGCGTTTCCAGTACCATTTGTAAAATTTGACGAAGGTTTGTTTGTGGAATATCCGTTTTTAATTGCTAAATTATAATTTGATAGTAGTATTTTGTAAGCTCCGTTAACCGCTGTAGATACATCATTTAGATCGTTAGGGTTAATCCCGTATTGTTTAGCTGTTTGTGGTGTTATTTGTGCGGGACCAAGTGATGTTGGGTCGCCACTGTAATCATCAAAAAGTGATTTAAGGTTTTTAACCTGGGATTTCAGTTTATAGGACCACCACTTTTTCGACATCATACTTTCACCCCCACCAAAATCACTTTCACGACCAATAATACCAAGAGCGGCTTTTAATAAAAGGGTTGACGCTCCGGAATTTTTTAATTTACGAATAGCGGATGCGTAGGGTCCTGGAACACAAGAACTAGCTTGTACGGATCTAGAGTTTTCCATCTGTTTATTGAAAACCTGATTATCAAATTTTAAATTCCCGGTAGCTGGTAAACCAGAGGATATCCTAGCAGCACCAATACCACCAGACGGATCATATCCTGATGGGTCAGCTTTATACTCGAGTAACACTTTTTTTATTATGTTATCTAAATTCTTACTCATTATGGTTGTTTAATCCACATTATTTTACCATCCCCCTGTAATTTACCAAGAGGATCGGCCCATACGGTACCACCTATGTTATGAAATATAATCGGAACACCATTTTTCACCTCCCCAACAATACCAAGGTGTGTATTAAAACTCCATACACGTCCACCATCAAAAGTTTTACCTAATTTAGGGAATCCATCTGTACCTTTTACCATTTTACCATTAGTATCTGATTTAACATAACTTGATGATATTTGATTTCCTTCACCATCTTTTCCTGTAGCAGCTTGATAAAAAGCTTCTACGTGGTGTGATGATTTTGGGTAATATATACCAACAATGTCACCTTTTTGTAGGTAACTTTTTAATGACGACTGGTTTGGAATTAGAGCCGATTGTAAATTTTTAATGTTTTGTGAGAATTCAGAAGCTTTTGCCCACCCACCTTTTTTCCAGATAGCGTTAAACACTCTACGAGCTCCTGTTTTTACTGAATCCGGAACTTTAGTATAAACACTATATTTTCGTTTACCAGCTCCATCTAGATCGTGTGTAAACCAAGCGTTACCAACATAAGATACTTTATCTGAAAATGAATTAACAAAAGCCGCACAGTCCGTCACATTTGACGTACCTAGTTTAACACTTTTGGTTGAGTCAGCTAAACAGTTGTTTATATTGTCGAAATTTTTAATTTTTACTCTTGAACATGATTTTTTATCTTCATCTGTTGATTTTGATGTACCACCTGGACAACCAGAAGACAAGTATGATGATCCGTATTTTATCCAAGCCTTTTTACTGTTATTACCCCATTTTCCGTCAGCACCAAAACTACCAAGTATTTGTTTATCTTTTTTAACATCTATAACAAAACTTTGGAAACCTGGGATATCAATTAGTGATGGTGGGTATTCGGATCCGTATTTATCAAAAGCTAATTTTGTATTTTGTCCCCACTTACCATCAGCCCCAGTAGGTCCTAAAATTTTTGAGTCTTGTTTAACCGATTTAACCCAATTTTGAAACTCCCCAACACAATCACCTGATGATGATTTGAATCCTGATGTAATTTTATTATACTGATCCTTAACCCAGTCATAAACACCGGATGGTGATAAAGTCTGTTCAGAAATAACAACTCCACGTTTATAACGGGTCATATATTTCATTAACTCTATTTCATTTAAAATATCACTCATAACTTTATATAAATATTATCAATTTTAAAAATGTAACTTGTATAGTTCACAAATATCCCCTATATTTACAGTAAAAACATATGTGGGTTCCTATTACATTAATTGTCGTTTGGTTAGTTAAAGATTTAATTAGTAATTACCAATCAAATACTGATAGATAAATTGTGGGACTTTAACACATTCGTGTTTATTCCCTTCACTATCGTAACACTCGTGTTCATCTAGATTTGTAATATATTTTTTATATTGTCTAGGAGCTTTCTTTAATATATTTACGACATAACTTTTTTTATATAATTTATCTGGGTCGTAAGTTTCCTTTAATTGTCTTAATTGTGATTCTGTTATTACTATTTTCATCTTACAAATAAATACCTTGTAAAATAAAAAAACCCACATTATGTGGGTTTTATAAATAGTGTAGGTGTAATGTTAAACAATACCGTGTGAAGTTAAATACTTATCTAACCCAGGAATGTCAATCCCAACAGACTTATAAATCCTAAAATTAAATATACCGGTGTTTTTCGTTATTCTCCCAATAGATTTATGTTCTTCACGAAGAACCTCAACAGTAGACCCATATTTCTTAATTAACGACAAAAATTCTTTAGACTTCATGTTAGGGTTATTCACCAGTTCATCAAAAATTAACCCCATAGCTAATGATCTTTGGATATAATGTTCCTTAGAAGTTTTAACTTCCGGATCAACTGAAATAGATCCGGTTGACCTTAACCCGGTGGAGAAGTATTTGAGATTGGTTAAATCCCACAATGGGTTTCTATTTCGAGTACAGAAACTTTTTAACTTTTTGGGACTACCTTTACACTCCAGGTACCTTGGAATTAAACATTTAAAATCCTTTAATGTTTCCTCAACCTTAACCATTTGTTTTCTACTTAACTTCATATATTATTTGTTTTATTGATTTAAAACTTTGTCAGATTTTAATAGATTCTCTTCCCTGGTCATTAGAGATAGATTTTCTATTACTGTTTCACCCCCTTTAGAATGTGGCGTTTTATGATCCCCCACAATATATTTCGGATTTAACACTTGGTGAAGTCTGTACTTCCTTTTTGATCCATCCATAGACTCTAAAATACCTTTAGTTTCGATCCACTTTGAAATCTTTTGATCCTCAGTAAACAACCTATTAGGGTCCAGTATACTGAAATACTTATCATACACGTTACAAAACCCACATAGAATCAATTCAAACTTGTACTCTAGATACTTAGTCCCACCACGGTTCAGTTCGTTCCATTGAGAACTTAAATTTGTTACAGGATCAACGGTCAATTTGATTCGATCTTCCTCAAGTTTTAAATACATATCAGAAAACTCACTAATCATTTCCTTTTTGAGTTTCATGTTGAATTTTCTTTGGGTTTCCAATAAAAATACAAATAGGTTAATTGAAAATGACTTGGTCACCACGGACTTGGTACTTACAATTTTAGTAATTACCTCTGACCAGGATTTTATTATTGACTCAAACTCAAGTCGTTCTGTGACATCATTTTGTACTGTGATTTGGTCTAATAAACTAGAGTCAATGTTTGTGGTTGGTTTTTGGTGATATGTTAATAAAATTGACATTAATTCACGGTCACCCATTCTAGTCATGGTTACACCTTTTATTTTTGTTAGTACATCAATATACTTATCGGACATATTTCTAATGTAATTTGATGTAAAACTTCTAACCGCGTTCCTTTTCTCTTGTTGATTCCAAGCGGTACCACTATTTCGGTTAATTGCGATATCATGTAAGTCTTGTTTACTTGAAAAATGTACCTCAACAATTGAAACCACACTGTCAAATAATTTTGAATCTTCTTGACTGGCTTTTTTCCAGTCAGTAATCTTTGAGAATCTCTCAAACAGACACTCTGTCCGGTTAGATCCGTCAATTGATATGTATTCATAACCTTGATCACTTAATTTTTTAAAGTACTCAAAATCATCATCATTTTTCTCAATATAAGCTTTTTGTATAGCGGAGTTAATTTCAGCTAAAACGATATTATCGGTATTTGTGTTGTGGAGAACCGAATCAATAAACTCAACTCTATCCTTTTTTTTCCATACTTTACGCCTCTGGATTCCATCATCGTAATATATCTTATCCTTTGTTCTACTTAAATAGTTGTGGATTGTAACGTCTGATTTGTTAATCAGTTTGATACTAAATTCTGGGTTTGAATTCATATAATAAATTTAAAATTGGAGACAAATGTACCAATTAAATTATATAAAACCAAATATTTTTTGAAAAAAAATTAACAATCATCACCATCCCACAAAGAAACCAAATAATCGTAGTACTCTTCGTACATTAGGTTTGTAACCTCATCTCGCTCTGGATAATCGTCATCTATATATATGGAGTCCTTTTTTGTTCTTGGTTCATCCTCATCTTCGTCATAATATTCATCATCATCCTCATCATCTTCACAATTTTCATCTCTATAAAAAAAACATAACGCTTCACTTATACAAAAATCAGCGTATTCCTCACCATCCTCAAAATTACACGGGTCCTGGATTTCAGTTTGAAAGTCAATACTATCTCTTATTTCTTGGATTCTCCTAAGTCTTTGTCTCATTTTATCTTGAGACTCCGTAATGATATATTTCATAATTATAAATATCTAACGTAGTCAAAAGCACTTTCACAGTACTCAGAAACTATTTTCATATATTTGTTATTGAACCAGTCTTTAATTTCGGAAAATGAATTAAACTTCATTTTAAGAGGTTCCTCTTCGTAAAAACCACCCGGATCAACCTCAAGTTCCTCGTCGTATCCTGTTTCACTGTCTTTATAGTTATAAAAATTTACTTCTAGTGGCAACTTACAAACACCATCCCAGTATGGTGTAGCGTATCCAGTAATTTTGTCGTTCCTGTTTTTATCCGTACATATAAAGTAAATTGACCCTACCATATCGTCAGAATAAAATCTAATGTTATAAAGATAAGTATTGTATTCATAATCGACTAATCCATCCTTAAATAATTCCCATATTATATCATTTAAATCACCACAATCTAACTCAGGAAAGTATTCTCCGGATAGTAATCTATCCATCATATCTATATTTAATCTAAATTTTTTCTTAGTTCTATAAAAACCAATTTCTTCAATAGATCGTTTTAACTCCCTTCGTACAATACTGGATTGAGATTCTGTGATTAAGTAGTTCATATTTATCCTATTGTTTCTTGATATCGTTTTTTGAGATAATCGTAGTAATTATTTTGAATATATCTTTGTAATTGGTTTCTAAATGTCACAAAACTATCATTATCATCATCATCTGTTGGTTTAATGTCGTCTTTAGCTATTATCTGAGCTATTGTGTATGAAATAAATGAAATAAACTCATCAAAATTAACCCTGGTTGTTCCAAGAACCCTATAAATAAACTGATCATCGTCGACATATTTTTTAAATAAATCTTCGATCATACCTCTTCGTCTTAATAGATGAAACTGTGACTCAGTTATAATAATTTTCATATATTATAAATATGGACTAATCCATAAAGTCTTCTTTTGTGATTATAATACTCTCACCCGAAATAAATTTTTTCTCGGTGTGATTTAAAATTAACATGGAATCACCCTCATGAGTAAACTTTAACATACCATCGTATTCCATATCATCATCCGGACCAACAAAGTCCCTCATGGTTATAAAAATTTCGTTATCAGCGTTATCCCTATTAAACCCAACCGAGATCGTAGTACCTTCTGAATGTAGTAATACTTCACCCACTCTAAAATCCATACCTTCACCAGAAAACTGAATATAAAGTGAATAAGGTATCCCACTATTTAGTGTGGGTATGTTGTTCTTAATTATATCTCTAAAATGATGATCTGAATCTTTTGGTAAAGGTATTTTATTTTTTTTTCTATCATAGTTCCAGTATTTTGGTGTGAGTATGATTTCTTTATCTGACGGATTTATAATTATATCACAAACAAATGTATTGTCCTGTTTGTTTGTATTTTGGTACAACAAATTACCGTAAGATAAAAGTACTTTTTCTAAAAACTGTTTAAACATTCTTGGGGGGTTAACCTGGTCACCGGTTGTACTAAAAAACACATCATCGAAGTACTCAATCTCATCCCAATACATGTCAACATTAGTCCCAACGGAACCAATAGGATTAAGATACATCATTAACATCTTGAATGTATTCAAATCTTTTCTATCGAAGTCACCCTTATTACTCATTGAATGAATCAACTGTAAGTGTTATTTCGTGATCAAAAAACTCACTCTCTTCGGTATTCCACCGGTGATCTATGTCGATACTTTTTTTTGTTAGTGTTATCTTTCCTTGTGATCCCTCATTAATTTCCCATCCACCAAAATCTTCTAGTAAATTATAACAAATGTCCTCAATTCCCGCTGGTACATCCCCCGATCCGTTCTTACTTTGATACTGACCTTCCACATAACCTGAGTCACCACCACCACTATAATCAATAACAACCCCATTTGAGTTGATTTCTTCTAAAAATTTTTGTACCTCAATAAATGTGTCATAAATAGAGTCACCTTCTTCGTAATCCCCAAACTCATAATATGATCCGGTATCTTCAGTACCATAAGTTGTTACGTTCATACCCCCAATTCTCATGGTTGTTTTATCAAAATAAACGTCAAAATTCGACCATGAACTCATTTCGTCATCAAAATAATACCTAGCTTCATCATACAATTCTTTAGCAGAACCCTCAACTACATCTGTTAGTAAATCTGTCATGTTTTGTGGTATACTTTTATCACCACTATTACAGTAAAATGTAACGTATTCAATGTTACCCTCATCGCACTGTACGTTAGCGTATGGTTTTTCACACGATAACAGAGATACAAATCTCATAAAAAGTTTAAATTTATTTTTCATATTAATAAATATATGAAAATATCTTATATGTTAAATGTTCATTTACCTAACAATTTAATATTTATTAAAAAAATAAACATAAAAAAAAACAATTAAAAATGGAGTACGTACCATCTAGTAAAATCAGAAAAGAGATACCAATACTTACAAATTCAATTAAACGAAACGAATTAAGACTTAGTAATTTATCTAAACCAATTTCATTAATGAAGAAATTAGAAGAAAAATCTAAAGACCTGGAAGAAAGAATTGATAAGACTGTTAATGAAAAAGAAAAATCCTTACTAATTTTAGAATTAAACTTGGTAAAAAAACAAATTGACGAGACTAAAAAATTAATAACTGTCGAACTAGAAAAAGAAATGTCAGTATTACGAGGTGTAATTGAAAAACAAAAAGAGGAATTGGATTTACTTAATGTAAAATTAGAGGAATCATTAAAATATGAGGAGGAGGTTAGAGTTAGAAAAGGTATTACTGTTTGTGAAACAATAGACATTAGACCGTTTTTTCCAAATACCATCAGATTAACTATCAATAAGGGGGAGGTTGTTGAGTATCTAAGATCAATAGATACAAACACGGTATACTTAAAAATATCAACAATGGTAAATTCGGAGTCCACTAACGAGACCCCAACTAATATAAAACCTGTTGATTATAATACAATATTTTTAAATGATGGTGGTCGTGTTATTATTGACGACAGTGTTAAGTACCCACTTGAGGAGGGGGTTAAAAATGTAATTGGGGACGCCATCAAAAACCCAGTCAATGGTTTTGGGTCTGAGACAAACTATATAAGTCAGGTTCTTAATTTTAATATGGACATTGTTATTAACCCTAGCAGTGGATTTATTGTTAGAGATGTTGATAGAAACGACGGTGATTTATCTGTCTGGGTTTTATCTAGTTCGGATGGACCAATTAAACAATTATAAAACAAAACCCCCACCTAAAATGGGGGTTTTATTATTTTTTACGACCCTGACAGTGAGCTCTCTGGGAGAAACCTTTGGGGTTTTTACAATTTATTGATTTTTTATATTTTTCGGACCATTTTTCATTAACCACACGTTCTATCATGTGAATTAATTCCGATTCTGTTAATCTAATTACTTTTTTCATGTAATTAATCTTCAGATCTTCTTCGTCTAACCTTCATTGGTCCTTTCTTATCCTTATAGGTGTCAAACATTGATTTTGAGTGGGGACCTTTACCAAATTTATTCAGGGACTGTTTAGGATATTTTTCACTGTATTTGTCAAAATCGTCAAACTCCTCCTCATCAAAATCCACATCATCTAATTTAACACTTACGTCTTCATCATTAAACCAATTCTCATCATCGAAAGATGAAAATGTTTCCTCAGAATCTCTATTTGATTTCCAATTTTTATCAGCGTCCTTAAGAGATGACTCATCTTCCATTTCCGTAACCATCCTTTTAATTAGTCTGGTTAATTCGTTTTCGGTTAATCTAATTACCTTTTTCATACAATATTTATTTATAAATATCTAAGTTTATTAATATGATACGTAAACATCTGTAAATTTAATACCGTATTCGTCCAGATACTCAGCAAAAATACTCTCTAGTGATCCTCTAAACCAGTTATCCCATTCCCAGTAATCCTCATCGTCCGACCATTCTTCATGTGATGTAACATAACCACCCTCCTCTGTTGAATATATTTTAAAGTCATATAAATCACCTATATGTATTTCAACATCGAGATATAGAGAGTTTTTTCTTTGGGTTCTATCTATTCCGATAATATTAAACTTAAATGTATCATTAGTTTGGAATCCGTTTTTAATTAGGAAGGTCTCGTCAAGTTCCTGACCAGTAAACTCAATATCGAAACGTTTATATCTTTCCTCTTCATTTAGATTTAAATAATCATTATACAAATTAAGTATTTCTTCTTCCGACCCAAATTCCTGTGGATCCCACAACCTCATCTTCTTCAACCGAGTCCAATTAATTTTTGGGATAAGGGTAGCTTCTTTTTGTGAGTCCCAGACTTTTTTAATCATTCGTTTTCTCTGATCATGAATCTCCTCGTTTAATATATTTCTAATAAACTCTTTCATATATGATAAATACAAATTAATACCTACTTTGATTACATTTACGAACATATAAATTTCGAATATAATTCCCGTAATTTTCATCCACAAGTTTATTTAAAACCGATAGATCCATATCAGATCCACCATTTTCCGTATTATCGTGAAAAAAATCCCAATTCTCATTAACAAATTCCTCAATCGACCTATCCCTAAGATTATCCAAAAAAGTATCTGGGTTAAACACTGAACACCACCAAGGTTGATCTGAATTATTCTCATACCCATTAATCTGATCCTCAACAATTTCAACAAACTGATTAATTCGTCTTAAAACATATCGTCTAAGATTATTATTTTGATCTTCTGTTATGATAATTTTCATATAAATAAATACCCCAGGAAATAAAAAACCCCACTAATGAGGTGGGGTTTTAAATAAATTCAGAATTTATTGAGCTGCACAGCTTTGTCCACCGTACTTACCAGTGTCAATACAACTAACAACACAAGCTGTAATTTTTATAATATCATCAGTGTGTGATAATATCTGTGATGTACAAGCCATGGTACCAAAACCGGGACTCAAAATCATTGTTCCACAGTCAATAAGAAAATCTTGGAATTCCTTAGCTGTGGACATTTTTCTAGCACAATACATTAATGATCTTTGACCTGGAAATTTATTTGAGGTCATTTTTATTTTTTTACTTAGGTCCTCAACAACCCCTTCAGTCATAACTCTTTTTACTATTCTAGTCAAATCTGACTCAGTTAATCTAACAACTTTTTTCATAATTTTTTATTTGTATAAATAAATATCATTAAAAATGAAAAACCTCACCCGAAAGGATGAGGTTATCACTTTTTTAATAAATTGTTATTGTTCTGATTCTACAGTTTCCGTAACTACCTCCAAAGTTTGTAAGTCAATAGTTAAAGTAACATCATCACTAACCAAAACACCACCGGTTTCAAGGGGAGCGTTCCAGGTTAAATCAAAATCATCACGACTTATTTTACCAGAAAACTCAAATCCGTGTTTTCTATTTCCCCACGGGTCAACACTGGTACCATTGTATTCAGAACTTAATGTGACTACACGAGTTACACCTTTAATTGTTAAATCACCAGTGATTGATTCATCACCAACGTTGTACCCATTCGAAACAAATGAGATACTTGGGTATTTTTCCGAATCAAAAAATTCAGGTGACTTTAAATGATTATCCCTATCCAAATTACTAGTATTAATTGAATTGGTGTCCAACGTAAAGTTTACAGATAACTTATCCATTTCACCTTTAAGGGATCCATCAAATTTTGTAAAATTACCCCTAACTGTTGAGATCATTAAATGTTTCACTTTAAATCCTACCTCAGAGTGAGCTGAGTCAATAATTAAATTTTTTTCCATAATATATTTTTTATGTAGAATGAATAGATAAAATAATTTGATTTGTCAATAGTGATTTTAATCCTCGTTACACAATTCCAACCTATCGTGATAAGATCTTTTAATTGAATTACCAAACTTTTGTTCCATAAATGAATAAACAAAGTTGTCAATTTCATTTATTTGTAAATCATCAAGTTTAGTAAATTCTGGAAATGTATTAATAAACGTTATAGAAGACCCGTTAAGTATTTCATGTAAAAATTCTTTGAATCCCCCATCATAATCATAGTCACAAACATCGGTATAATCAAATCCTTCAGCTATGATATCCTTCATTAAGGCCAAGTATTCGGGGTCATGTATTAGTCTTCTTCTCAACCCAAAGACCCCAACTTGTGACTCCGTAATCAAATCTTCAAAATTATCCTCAATGAATTGTCTTAAATTGTATAAATTTTCATCGGTGAACTTAAGATCATTGTCCGAATTATCCAGGTATGAGAACGCACTGTGGTCGATTACAACCTCTTTCGCGTTTTCAGGGTAATACTCTTGCCTCAATAAATACTGATAATCAGATTTAACCCAAGATTTTATTTCCTGGTACCTCCTCCTTAAGTTCAACTTATCAATTTGTGATTCTAACATAACATCAGAGTCATCGGAACAATCCCCATCACCATACTTGTCATAATGATTTCTAATTCTTTCATCAAACAATGGTATGAGTTGATCCCTAAAATTAAAAAGATCACTAGCACTCAAATTGTCAAACGAATATGTACTTCGGTCTTCATCATGTGTCATCATCGAAATAGCGTCGTTAATTACCACTCTTCTATATTGTTCATACCTGGAATACTCACATGCGTCGTTCCTCATAAGAGACAGACCAATTTTATCCTCAACTCGACCAATTCGTCTAACTAAATTGTGTTGGTTTTCATTTAATAGTATTTTCATCTATCGAAAATTAATATACCGAAGGTGAATTATTTTGTTGGTCTGTTTGTTGAGTTGTTGATGAACTCGTAGTACTTGATGGTGAATAATTCGTAACCGGATTACCCTTTGGTAGATAACTTTTTAAAACCCAAGCGGTATTTGGACCAACAATACCATCCACCTTTAAGTCGGAAGACTTTTGAAACTCCCTCACAGCGGAATCGGTCGTATCATCAAAAACATTATCACATTTGTTGGTATCCGATTGACAACCAGACATATCAGATGTTATTTGGGCGTCACCGATTTTATCTGAAATTATTAGTGATCTCTTAAGTTCCATAACCCCAACCCCTTTAGATCCTTTTTTTAAGTATAAGTCATTTTCCGATATATCTTCTAATTTAGATGTCTCAGTTGCTGGTGTTTTAGCTTTTCTTTCTGTAAAAGTGATGGTATTACCATCTAAAGTAAATTTAACATTTTTGGACCATTTATAACCATCCCAATATTCTATAGATCCCCCATCTTTAGAGGATTTAAACCAAATAGATTTAAAGTTATCCCCATTAAATCTGATAGTTAAGTCAATACCCCAATTCTGAAAATCAACATCAAAAATGAACGATTCACTATAACCGTTTAGGTTATTATTTTTATAAAAATCGAAAAATGTTTTTAAATACTTTGAATTTTGATTTAGTTCAGAGTCGGTTATATTCCCGTTCTTAAGTTTCTCAACAACGTCCTTAATGTGATCTATCGCGGTTGTGTTTTCAGTTTTAAAGTATTTTGTGTATGCGACAAATTGATCTGGTTTTGTTCTAAGTGTGGTTGGTATATTTATAAATTTAATGTAAAAATAACCCGGAAATCGTCTATCATGTATTAATTCTACGGTACCTTTATCAATCCCAAATAACTCCTTAGAGTTTGTTACTTCCTGTTTGTCCTTAGTTAGTGGACCCAACTTCATACCCATTAATTCATTCATGGTTGTAGTACTATTTGATTGGGTTGTTGCGGTATTTGATGGGGTTGAATCTGTTGACCCAACCTCCTGTTCACTAACAATTCGTTTAGACATATACATTGATAATATGTCTTTTTTTTCGTCTTCGGTAAGAATAAATCGTTTCATAATATTTTTTATCTAACTATCCAGTTTATCAGCTAGTTTTTCCCACTCTTCGTGACTACTAAATCTATTTTTATTTTCTTGTCTAAGTTTTCTCGCTAATTCCTTGGGGGTATTTTCTTTAAGTCCGATCATACCGTACCCAAGTCTACTAAGTATTATACGAGCCTCCCTTTCAAGAGACTCTTTATTTTCTTTAATTACACGATTAACAATCTTTGTTAAATCACTTTCAGTTAGTCTAATTATTTTTTTCATAATAATAAATATCTCTGAAAATAATTATTACAATTTTTGATACAATCCTGGTAGGTCTTTTTGAATATAAATAACCTTTTCCTTAAATGATTTATTTACATAATACTGAATTGGTAAACTCCACTCATATGGCCCAACATATCGGTTGTGCATTTTTAAAAAATTATCATTAATATAAACATATACAACCCCAGCGTCTACCCAATTGGTCCACAAACTAACAGTTGGTGGTGGGATAACTATTTTTTCCTTCCCAATAATTTCTAGGGTTCCATTTATTTTCGGATAAAAATTTGTATGGGTACCTAGTATGAAATTGTCAAGGGATAAACCGGCGTATATATTCGCGTAACCACTATATTTTACAATTACTTTACCAGATCCCCTGGTTAATGTTACGTTTTGTAAGATTAACCCATTAAATTTAACCGTTAGGTGAACCCCAAAACATGTTTCACCAAATGGCCAAACATCGTAACAGCTACCATACCATTTATTGGTATTTGAATTTAGGTAATTGTTTATTTTTGGTATTATATATTTTTGTATCACTTGATTTACTTCTTGGATTAAAAGTCCCTTATTGTTTGTAAATATGGTGTACGGGTCCACATTTGTGGATTCAGTTAGATTTGTTTGTGTTGATCCGGATGTTTGACCGGTAACAGCTGGTGGTGTCGTTGGTGTTAAACTCTTAGGTGTTTGTTTGGGTCCTTTTATATAATCAAGTAACTCTTTTTGACTTGGGTTTTCCTTTTTAAAAATATTTAACGACCAATTTTTAATTTTGTTGTCAGATTTAATAAGATTCACAAATTTAGAAAATAGATTATTAATGCTAGTCTTTTCTTGACTTTGTTCAGACGAAGTAACTTCCATCAACAATGGTTTAACATTACCTAATTTCGACTCAAGTAGTTCTTTAAATCTAAAAATGTTCATATATTACATACCGATATTTCCTCGTAGATTACGTATTGTATAATTAAAATCCTTCTCTAACTGGTCAATAGCTCTTTCGTATTGTCTACGATTTCTTGGTCCATCTGGAGCGTAATTATTTAACATCTCATAACCAAAGTCCATAACTTTATTAATGTCCCCACCCATTCTTTCATCGAACATTTCATCACCCATAGATTCTTCATTTTCTTTGATGATCCTTTTAATCAGTCTTGTTAACTCTCTTTCATTAAGTCTTATTGTATTTTTCATAACATTTTTTTATTTATAAATACATTGATTAGTAAAAAAAAACAAATCGAGTGGGTGGTGGATTAGATTATAAACGGGAAGCGGTTTCCATAATAGACCTTAATTTATTTTCCAATTCTCGGACCTCCCTTAATTGACTCTCATTTAAATCTAATGACTCACCTTTTACTGATGAGATTTTGTTTTGGGTTCGTGTGTACTCCATCATTAATTGGGTATACTTTTGTGCTTTTTCTTCGTTGTTCATACTTTATATATAAGTGATAAATATTAAAAGGAAATAAAAAAACCCCACTTTATAGGTGGGGGTTTTTTATTTAATATTCTTCATACTCGTCGTAATCGTCATCCTCGTCATCCTCATCGGATCTAACATCCCAATCACCGTAACTATCCCTAAACGCGGTCCATCCGTAGATGTTAGGACCAACTTCACCGATCCAATCCTGGATACCCATTCTATCGTCCGGATCGTTACTTGAATTCCATTTACTTAGATCCTGTCTAACCATGTCCCACCACTCAGTTTTACTCTTAGCTACCCTAGGGCTGTCATCTTTTTTCATCTCATTTATTGTTCTACGAATAACCTTAGTTAATTCAGACTCCGTTAATCTTATAGTTTGTTTCATACTAGTAAATATTATAAAAATTGATTTTCATATTCCATTTGTTTAAATATCGGACGACACATATGTAGTATATTTGAAACGTAGGTTACGTTTAACCAAGTTATTATATCCTTAAATGTTTCAAAATCTTGTTTAAGTTCAAATCTCACATATTCATCTAGGGGTCTCCCGGTTATAACACCTTTTTTGATGTACAGATCAACGTCAACCGGTAAAAAACAATTCCCATCCCAATAAGGAGTCGCGACACCATCAAGGACATCACCGGTACTTATTTTTGTAACTTTAAAATATACCGTCTCACCATAACCACCAGGGTAAATTTTAACCACATAATCACCCCATTTATGTTCTAATTTCATTACTTTCTTACTTCCACCCCACCATTCCATAGACTCGGATCCAGAATTTACCACGGAATCACATATTTCATACAAATCAGTACAACTAAGTTTTGGTAACTTGTGATCACCATAAATTTTAAAAATCTGAGGTAATGTTAGTCTCATTCTTTCCATGGTCTCAACAAACCCATGTTCTAAAAATGATTTTGATAATAGGTTTTTTAAATTAGATTCTGTGATGATGTATTTCATATATGTTAATTATCTATACCCGTGTCTGAGTCTAGGGTTATCAAGTCCGTTTCTCTCCAACCAATCAACAAGTGAATTGTATAGATTCTCATCCTTATTAGCTACGGTATAAAAAAGGTATGATTCTGCTTCATCCTCCTCAAAAAACCCAGGTTGTGACAACCTATATACCGTATCGTATATTTTATTCAATTCTTCAGGTGTGAATTGTGATAGTGGGTCCATATCTAGGTTTTCATCGTCACCCTCCATGTCCATACCATAATAGTCATCACTCATGTCACCATCCTCACTATAATCCTCAAACAATGAGTTAGTTGAGTGAAGTAGTCTTCTACCTTTTTCTTTAAGGTACTCAAGATCCTCCTCGTTACCCTCACAATATCTAATCACAATTGTTTCATCATCAATGTCAACGTGACCACTTCTAATATTCCTCCCACAATCAACCGATTGTATGTCATAGGAATAGTCATAATCCATTTCCCTATTTTCCTTAACAATTCTCGTAATCAGTCTTGTTAAATCGGATTCTGTAAGTCTAATAATTTTTTTCATATTAATAAATATATCATAAAATAACAATTACTTAAACACCTTTCCTACCAAGAATCCAGTTACAACCATACAATCTATTGTTTTTCCTATTTTTAAGGTTTTTGAAATCAAGTAAAAGTATTTGGGTAAGGGCGGCAATAAAAGATTTTTTCCATTTTGAAGCACATTTAAACCCTATACTAGCCTGAAGTTTATAGATTAAACACCTCAACATAACACAAATAAAGTAAGCAGCCATAGTAATCCACATCCAAGGTTTAATTCTTTGTAAATAAGGATATAAATCAGGGAAACTTCTTTGTATTACATTTGTTTCATATGGGTCAGGATCTTGTTCTGATATTTCTGTTTTAGGAGGTTCGACTCCCGGTTGATTTATACTAGGCTTTTTTAATTTTTTTATAAATTCAGATATTAATTTTCTAAGATCATCAATTGTTAGTTTTTCTAAATTTGTTGTTGGTAATTTTTGTATTTCATTTATTAATGTTTTAGTTTGAGTTTTATAATCACCATCTTGGTCAGACCCATTTGGGATACTAACTAAATTAGACGCTTCATTAACGAGTCTTTGGATATCACCAGCACTTTTAACTTCGTTGTCTATAGTGTCAATTAATTTTTCATCATTAGCTGAACACATATATTGTGTGTTAGCATTGTCTGGTGTATTTTGTAAATTTGTTACGTTATACTCTGTTGGTGGTGTTGTAACTTGTTCGGAAATCACCCTACCCTTTTGATATGAAAGAAGGTATTTCACATAATTCAATTCTTCATTAATATTTTTCATATTAATAAATATTATATAAAACAAAAAAACCCCACCGATGAGGTGGGGGTATTAAACTCAATATATAATTTTTTATTTTCTTCTTTTAATTTTTAGTGGTTGCCCTTTTGCTGTGTACCGGTCATAATATTGTTTAGGATTTGTCCCGTACATTCTTGAAGCACTTTTCATACCATATTTATCTACAAAGTCATCAAATTGATCTTCACCATATTCTTCATCCTCAAACTCATCATCATTAAATTCATAATTACCAGGTAGACCTTGTTTATTAATCCAACGCTCATTTCCGTGAGAAGCATACATATCACCTTCGTAATAATCATAATCACCTGATTTCTGTCCCTGTAGAGAAACACCTTTCCTCATTGAGTAATCAAGAAGTTCTTCCCATTGATTTAAATAATTATCCTTTTGGTCTTGATCCAACTGAGAGTCATTTTGAATTTCTTGTTCCAAATTACTTACTTCATCGTTAACATCAATAAATTCATCATAATTGTGGGTTGTTCTTACTTTATTTTTAAGTGATTTAAGTTTAGAATCGTACTTATTATCTGGGAACATATCCATTTGATTTTCTCGAATGACACGTTTAACAAGACGTATTAAATCTGATTCTGTAAGACGTATAGTTTTTTTCATAATATTATTTTATATATAAATATATCATAAATAAAAAAAAACCCACCGATGAGAGGTGGGGGGGATTTAAACACACAAAATAATATAAAATGATTAAACCAAAGAATCTATTTCCTCGTCATCAAATATCTCCAAACTACTGTAAGCGATGTCCATAGCGGCACCATTGTCAAATCTAACGGCCACAAAATGATCAAAACTTCCATATAAACCAAATTTATGGTTTGGAATCGTAGTACCTAATGAACCTTCGACACAACGAGAATCGTATCTGGTTAAATCTACGTTCAAACGAACTCTAACTGGGGGACCTCCTAACTGCATATTAAATAATTTAAAGATTAATAAAACAAATATAGTGGATAATTTTTAATTGGCCAAATTTTATATCATAATAATAATAAATAAAAAACCCCACCGATGAGGTGGGGGTAGTCAAAATAGTTTTTTTATCAAAATTTAGGGTATGATTTCTCATCATTCCGATTATAAGAATAACCTAAATCTCTAATTTTCTTTTTTAGATCCTTAATTTCACGTTCATAAAAACCAATCTCTTGAGGGTCTATGTTCATTGAGTCATAGAAGTACAAATAATGATTTAATTCTTTTGTTAATTCATCAACCTTCTCCTTTTTGGAAAGTTCAACTGGAGTTGAGTCGTCCGGTTTTTCTTTCTTAAACATTTTGGAAATCCAATTTTCCTTAACTTCATTGTTTTCTTCAACAATCCTTTTAATAAGTCTTGTCAACTCCGATTCTGTTAATCTTATAGTTTTTTTCATATTGTGTAATTAATCTTCCAATTTATCGGCTAACTTTTCCCATTCTTCGTGATTGCCAAATCTATCTTTATTTTCTTGTCTAAGTTTTCTCGATAATTCCTTGGGGGTATCTTCCTTAAGTCCGGTCATACGATACCCAAGTCTACTAAGTATTATACGAGCTTCCCTTTCAAGACCCTCCTTATTTTCTTTAATCACTCGTTTAACAATCCTTGTTAAATCTGATTCTGTTAATCTTATAATTTTTTTCATAGTTTTTTATTTATAAAAATTAGGACTTCCTACTCTTATCCTCAAATGACCAAAGTCTAATGATATCTGAAACAAAACCTTTATAATCATTTACTGTTTCCTCTGGTAATTTTTTAAGGTTTATTTTTTCATCTTCAAAAAACTGATCAATTCTTGATTTAAATTCTTCAGTACTATTGGAAGTGTCAGTTATATTATAAATTTCACCAAATAATTCATCCCCAAGACGTTCCCAAGATAATCTTTCATCTCCTATACGTGGATAACCGTATTCATTAATTATTCTTTTAACAAGTCTTGTTAAATCTCTTTCTGTAAGTCTAATAATTTTTTTCATATTAATAAATATTATATAAAACAAAAAACCCCACCGATGAGGTGGGGTTCGAGATTATTTAACTCCTTTCATATAATACCCGACTTGACCGGTAGCGGATGAAAAAACAAATCCTTCCTTCTTTAGATGATAGATCATTCTATTTTTAAGGGATTTATCGTAGAAGTACGTTTCATAATTATCGTTATTTGGGAATAACATAACTGAAACACAGTTACCGGTAATACCGACCATTGATTTATAAACGTATTCGGCCGCTGAGTTCAGCTCTACAACACCAACGTACCCTTTAGACGCTTGTTCATTTAAGAACTCGGATTTAAATTTAAAGTTTTTTTTCATGATTAAAATATTTAAGTCAAATATATGTAATATTTTTAATTAATTAAATAAAGGGTCAGTACTAGTTATTGAACTATGACCCAAATCGTAACCAAAGTCAATTTCAGGACCAATATGTTCTACATTTAAACCATAAATTTTGGTAAACCAAGAGCCAATTATGTTTAATATTTCCGGAATTTCCTCCACATCAAAGTCAAAAAAATTGTCAAAAATTAACCAAGCGTGTATGTCCACCGAAATATGATTCCCTTCTTTATCGTGGACCATTAAGAGGTACCCACTATCATTTACCAAATATGTGTAATTTGGATATTGCTCCGATTTAACCGGACGGAGATTTTTAAATAAGTTTAAAACGTCACTCAATGAACGTATGTCCATAATCTCTATTAAACTCTCATAACCACCAATAGAGTCAACCACATGTTTTGTGTGATGACGATTAATTAATTTCCGTAAACTCCTTTTTAATTCTGTTTTTGCTGTAAGTTCTCCCATTATGTAATTTTTAATTTTATTAATACTGAAAACAAATATAGTGGATATTTTTTAATTAACCAAATTTTATATCATAAAAATAATAATAAATAAAAAACCCCACCGATGAGGTGGGGTTATATTTCTAGTTTCAAATAAGGATCATACACAATATATCATTTAAAAATACTGAATTATATACTGTATAATGTTGTGATTACCTTTCAAATAAGGATTATACACAATACGATGGGAAATTGTACAATTATATCCAAAGTTGTGATTACCTTTCAAATAAGGATCATACACAATAACTTGTCCGAACATCCATAATACCATTGTGTTGTGATTACCTTTCAAATAAGGACCATACACAATGATGAAAAATTCAACATTTTGGGGACCCCAGTTGTGATTACCTTTCAAATAAGGATCATACACAATTTGGATCTAATGTTGATCTCATCATGACTGGTTGTGATTACCTTTCAAATAAGGATCATACACAATGTGTATTTAGGAAACATGATAAATTGAAAGGCTCTTGTTGTCATATGAAACCCACAAAGTGAATTTCGACCACAATTAAATTGGATGTCACACCACCCAGTTTTTTGTTTCCTAATTTTTTAAATTGTCAAAGAACATTTTCTTACCTACGTCTCGAATGTTTAACGCTGCGTTGTAATCACGATCAATTACATTTTTACAGTTTTCACATTCCCAGACCCGGTCAGTTAAAAGTAGATTTTGATTTACCGAACCACAGTTATTACATTTCTTACTTGTGGGGTAATACCTATCCACCTTAATTGTGTGTTTCCCGTTGGATTCACTTTTATATTCAATCATTTCACGTAACATTCCAAAACCTGAGTCCAGGATATTTCGATTTAGATTTGATTTTTGTTTTACATTTTTACCTGGGTTTTCTACGGTACCCTTATTTGATTTGGTCATTTCAACAACATCCAAATCCTCCATACAAATTAGGTCGTGCTCACCAACCAATTTTTTAGATACATTATGAAGATAATGTTTACGACAATTAGCTATTTTCTCTTCTAAAATTCTAATCTTTTTACTTAACTTTTTCCAGTTATTAGAATACTTAACACATTTATCCCTTTTACTTTTTAATTTTGACAAATGGTTTAAATGTTTTTGTAAGTATCTTGGGTTTTCAATAACCTCATTGTCCGATGTAACGACCAATGATTTAACACCAAGATCAATACCAACAACAGACTCAACATCAACCTTCTTGACCTCATTTACATATTCAACCATTATTGATACGTAGTACTTATCGTTTTTTCTGGAGATTGTATAGGTTTTTGGTGTACCGACAATAGGTCTATGGTATTCTACTTTAATATTACCAGTTATTTTGGGTAATGTTAACTTACCATCTTCTTTTATTCCGTGTTTAAGTTTATTAGAACCAGTTAAATGTGTGGTGAAACTTTGTCTTGGGTGATTTTTTTTTCTAAAATCGGGAGGTGTTGGTTTTTTTAAATCTAAATTTGGATTTTTTTTAATCCTCTCGTTATATATTTTTAGTCTCTCGAAATAATTTGACCAACTACCACTTAAATATTTCATTTCGTCAAGATAAATCGTTGAGTCGTAATCATTTAAAAAGGGTGCTGATTTCCTATAGTTTGATATATGTGAGTTAAAACCAAAATGTGATAGATTTGGTTTACCACCCAAAGAATATATTTGTCGGTCCAGGTCTATTGTTAGGTTCCTAACGTATCTAGCGGATTGTATCGCCCCCTCTATTTGTTTAATCTGGGTTTTATTGGGGTATATTCTATATTTGAACCCCTTATTAGATACTCCAACCTTTTTTTCTTTTTTCACAATACAAATCTAGGAGTATTTTTTTTAATAGTCAAATTATTTTGAAAAATTTCCAAAAATTTTTTTTCAGTATTTGGGTCTTATATAAAGAGGGGGTTCTAGTTTACCGGGGATAATGCTTCCTAACAAACTCATTTTTGTATCTATCAATAATGAATTCGGAATATTCCTCCCACACCATAGTATTAAGTCTTGATATTCTATCCATGAAATAATATCTCTCATCCATGATCCGATCAAAACAATCCGGTCGACTATATGTAAAACGGGGGTTATTCTTATCTACGTGGTTTAACATTACAGATATATTACAATCAAATAAATAATAATGGTGATCTATTAGTTTTGTGTTAATTTCCAGGTCATTCAAAACTAAGTTAACACAATTGGGGTAGGTTTTTGGAATATCCAATATATCCATTAATTTATCAATGCCCCCAGATGATTTAATTGCGACACCAAGACCTTTTGTTTTAAGTAACTGTGAAAATAATTTTTTTAATTTCTTTTCCTGACTTTCTGTAATAATGTATTTCATATAAAGATAAATATTCTCAGGAAATAAAATAACTTCCCATAACTAATAATTAACGATAGTCTTGGGAAAGTAATAAAAACTATCTCATACTAAATTACCTTTTAATCTCCAGATCTTTAAATGAGTCAGGATTCACAAACTCATTTGTTAGATGATTCATAACATCCCTAAAGATTTCCCCCTCTGTTTTATGTCCTTTCTCCCC